ATAAACAACATAAATGTTTTTTATATATTAATACTTTCCTAGAAAATAAAAACATAAACTATTTTCAAAAAAAAAATAATTTTTTTTTCAAAAAGTAAATATGAAATAGTAGTTATTTAGAAAGTTTAACAATGGCAATAAGTAGAAAAAGAAATTCACCAGGCATTGAAATTAATGAAATAGATAGATCTTAGTATAACAATAAACCAGATTATAGTATTGTTAACACTACTACATTAATTTGTGGTTTTGCAGACAAAGGTATCAATTATGATACACAATGGATAAATTCTTTGCAAACTTTAAATGACACATTTGGTTAGCCAACTAATGAACCAGAAAAATATTTTTATAATGCTGGTATAGAAATTTTGAATAGAGGTGGAATTCTTTTGATGTCTAGACTTCCATATGACAATTTAAGCAAAGATAAATTTACAAGTTTAAAATATAAAGTTGATAGTGAAATTGTATTGCAAAATATTGACAATAGTTATGATTATCTAGAAGATTTAAAAGCTATTGATTCAACTATATCTTCATATGTCAATATAAATAATGTTGCATCAGCTAATGCATTAATATCGCTTGAAGACTTAGACAAATATAAAACTGGTGAACAAATTATTGAAAAAAACACTATACAAATAGTTGATATCACTAGAAAGCAATATGAAAAAATAAACATGTTGAGTTCATTTAGTGCTAACACTAAAATAATTGAAAAATCTGAAGAATTACTAGGAATAATGCCAGTTATTGTTTCACCAATAAATGCTATGTATTTTCAAGGAATAATAACAGATACAACTAAAATCAATGATGATACATCAAATGAATTGTCTGGAGCAGAAGTATCAGAAAAAATTAGCAAATACAACACAATATCAGATGCAAAAAACAGACAAGGAACATATTTATCTGCATATTCATCAACAAAATTGTTTTCATAGAATTTTGATTTACCATTAAGTTCATTTTCTATAAATGATTAGTCAATTTCAAAAATTGCAGCTAAACAATTTCCAATTATCAATTTCTAGCAAGAAAATTATTTAGATAGAACATATTTAAAACAAATTGGTGTTGTTGTCTTCAAAGTCTATGCTAATCAAGGTGACAGAAAAAAATTAAGTTTTACTCCAGTTGAATCATTTGTTGGTGCATTAGACAAAAAAGCTAAAGACAAAAACACAAATAGTTCAATATTTATAGATGACATTATAAATTCTAATTCACAATTCATAAACTTTTTCAGCAATGTAGCTATAACATAGTCTTACAATAATGCATCTACTATCATGATACAAAACTAGATTGCATGTATTTTAGGATTCAAAGAAGATGAATGCATAAAAAATATTGACTATACAAATAGCATAATAGAACCATTGAATAAAATTTTCAATAAACTTCAAGATCCAAATTATATAGATATTGATATTGTTTGTGATGCTGGTGTTTCAAATATAGCTCAATATGTAAACAATTATGGTTCATATTCAGTTTATGATCAACAAATTAGACCATTAGTTTCTTACAATGCTGAACAATATCCAGATATATTCAAAAAACTGCAACTAAAAGAAAATAGTGATGATAGTTTTTCTGAAAATCAAAACACAACATATTGGAAATTAGATGATGGAACAACAGCATGGAAGACTATCTTGCAAAAATATGACAATTTTTGCAAAAATATGCGTCATGACTGTATTTTTATTGCAGATGTTTTAAGACCATTTTGCTTGAATGGAAACCAAAAAATAGTCAGATCAACAAATCTTAAAAACACTATTGAAAATAGCATACTTCCAAACATCAAAAAAGTAATAGCTCTTAATTCATCATATTCTGCTGGCTATTGCAATTGGTTTTATGTAAAAGATGCATATACTGATGATTTCTTCTGGCTGCCACCATCAATTAAAGCTGCTGGTGTTTACACTTACATTGATACTTATTATCATCCTTGGGATGCTCCAGCTGGTATGAACAGAGGAAAATTGATAAATGTATATGATACTGCATTTTCACCAAAAAATGATGAAGCTGGAAAAATATATCAATCTGCATGGAATTATGCAATAAACTATCCAATAGATGGAATTGTTCTAGAAGGCCAAAAAACATTCCAAATTGAACAAACTGCATTAGATCGTATAAATGTCAGACGTTTAATGCTTTATCTAGAAAAACAAACAAAATATTTTGCTAAATTCTTCTTGTATGAAGGAAACACTGAATATATCAGACAAAAGTTTGTAGATACAATTCGTCCAATATTTGAAGATGCTAAAAACAGCTATGGTTTGAATGAATATATCATTCGTTGTGATGAAACAAACAATACTCAATAGACTATTGATAACAATGAATTACGTTGTGCAATTGCAATCAAACCAGTCAAATCTATAGAATGGATTATTCTAGATTATATCATCACAAACCAAAGTGCAAATATCAATGAAGAAGTACTTAAATCTTAAAAATATAAAAGTAAATAGATAATAGAAAATTCATCAACTTAAATTAATTTAAAGGATATAAACAATGAGAGTTATAACAGCACCTGGTGTTGAAATCAAAGAAATAGATAAATCACAATATAGTCCTGCAATGACAGGAACCACATGCTATATTGCAGGTTTTGCAAATAAAGGTGAAGCATATTAGCCAATGGAGTTTACAACACGTGCTGCATGGACTAATTATTATGGTGAACCAGACAATGAAGCAGAAAAATATTTCTACAATGCATGCATTGAAGTTTTGAATCAAAATGGAAGACTTTATTGTGCACGTCTTCCATATGACAATGAATCATTTGAAAAATTAGTTGGCTACAAATATAATGTTAACACTATGCAAGATACATCAGTTTTGACTAGTGATTTGCAATTGTCAACTGTCATAGATTGCATTTCAGCTGTTGATAAAACAATCAACAAAGTAGCTGTCATTAATGGTGCACAAGAACCTACAATGTATTCACAATCAGAGGTAGATGAATATAGAACTGATGAAAAAAAAGTTGCAAATGACACAATTTTGATAGTTGACAAAACATGCGCAACATATAAGAAGATTCCAGAAGACCATAGAAAAGGTCAAGATCGTGAAATGATTGGAATATTGCCAGTCATAACTACAGCAGCAAATGCACTTTATGCACAAAGCCTAATAAATGTTGAACCACAAAATGCTAAATATTTTGAAGTCATTGGTGAATGCAAAACACTATATGGTGAAAATACTATTTCATCTGGATATGTTAATGATAAAGATGAATTTGTTTATGCAATAAATCATGATCTAGTTAAACAGTTGAACAGTGCATATAAGAATTACAAACAAGCATATGCTTCAATTGAAAGTATTTTAGATACATTAGGTGATTTCAAAACTGTTATAGATAGTTTAAATAAACAATTAAATACATCATTGACTGCAGTTAGTGATACAAACATTGGTAATGAAACTTTAGCTACTAAAGTAAGTGAATTCAATGATTTGTTAAATGATAATCCTATATTTTCAGATGTTAAAGATTAGCTTTCAATTTCAATTGATGATGATTCAGAAGATACAATTGGTGATTTTAGAGAAAATGTTCTTGAAACTGAAGCTATATACAACAATAGAATGACATGGAATGCAGAAGATGGTGACAATGCTCTTCCAGAAACAGTTTCATTTGATGCTAATGAATACTTTTCAACAATTGAATATGATTCAACATTATCTAGTTTCAAACGTGAACATCTAAAAGACATTGGTGTTATTGTATTCAAGATGTATGTAGATTCAGCTGAAGGCAACAAGATTGCATTTGAACCAGTTGAAGCTTTCTGTGGATCACTTCAAAAAGATGAAAAAGATCAAAATACTGGTGCATCAAAATTCATTGACAGAATTGTAAATAATTCTTCAAATTATATCTATCTATTTTCAAATTGCTACAATACTAAAACAGCAAAAAATAATTATTATAATAGCTTAGATATCCATATTGCTAAACCACTTGGAATAACTGGTATTCTAGGTTTTTATGAAGAACAAACAGTTGAAAATATATCAATTGACAAATCAATATATGATGGTTTGAATAAATCATTTGAAAAAGTGTCTGATATCAATGAAAGAGACATTGACATTGTTTGTGATGCTGGTATTTCAAATATTGCATCATTCATAAAAGCAGTATATGAAAAATCTGGAAAATACAATTTAACAGAACTAGCTTCAGATGGAGAAACTCCATTGATTGCAAGCTGGAAATGTGATTCAAATAATGCTGCAATTAAAACATGGAAAACTGTTGTACAAAAATATGACACATTTTGCAAAAAAACAAGAAAAGATTGCATGTTCATAACAGAATGTCCAAGACCATTAGTAATTTCTGGACAAAAGAAAATCATAAGATCATCAAAACCAACTAATACAATTGATGCAAATATTCTTCCATACATCAAATTTGTCACTGGTCTAAACACAAACTATGGTGCTGGATATATAGATTGGTTTGAAATAGCAGATGAATTCTCTGGAGATTTATTCTGGCTTCCACCTTCAATCAAAGCTATGGGCGTTTACATCAATACTGATGTCAATTTCAACTATTGGGATGCTCCAGCTGGTTTGAATAGAGGTGTAATTTCTGCAACTGATGTAGCTTTCAGTCCTAATGCTAAACAAGCTGGTTCAATCTATGAAAAGAATTGGAATTATGCAATCAATTATCCATCAGATGGAATTGTTCTAGAAGGTCAAAAGACTTTCCAAGTTGCAGCTTCTGCATTTGATCGTGTAAATGTTCGCAGATTATTCCTTAGACTTGAACGTCAAGCATATAAAGTTGCAAGATATTTTGTTTATGAAGGAAATACTGCATATACACGTCAACGTTTAGTTGATGCTATAGATCCATATATGAAAGCTGCAAAAATTGGTGGTGGAATATATGATTATAAAATAATCTGTGATGAAACTACTAATACTCCTGAAGTAATTGACAGAAATGAATTGAAAGTTAAAATAGGAATTAAACCTACTAAGACTGCTGAATTCATATTGATTGATTTCATTGCATTGACAACTGGTGGAAGCTTCGAAGAAGCAATGCAATAAAATTAAAAAAAATAAAATTATTAAAAAGGATGCTTAAGCATCCTTTTTATTTTTCATAAGTTTTCTCAAATACTAGATTTCCACAATCATATATTGTATGACAATTATTTGTTTGTGTTTTTAGCGAATTAAAAATTTTTTGTTTTTTATTGTATATAAAATATGAACATTTAGGAAGTGTAGTTTCAATCAATTTAAAACTAGTACTTAAAAACTAATTTCCAATGCTATATCGTCTATTGATACTTGCATATAATTTTTTAGGATTGAAATTTTTTTCAAAATATTTTAAAAATGATTCAAAGCCTTCTTTTATATTTAAATCTGATTTAATGCAAAAATCAATAATTTTGAATATATCATTAGTCAATTCACAAAATGTCATTGTTGCTACAATATAATTTTCAAATTTCATACATAATGCAATATCAAAATTTTCATTTTTAATTAAACTATTTTCATTTATGAATGTTTGACATTTTAATTTTTCATATTCATTTTTAACTTCATATATAGAACATTTATTTGCATCAATTGTTTCTTTTAAACTACATTTAAGTTTGTCAATTAAAATTGATTTGACTATTTTTTTGTCAGATAACCATTCATTTTCAAATATATGAATTAATTTATATCCAGCTTTATTGCATAGAATAGTTTTTTGCAAATGATAGTTGTTTGCAATATGCTAATCATTATGCCAATATATGCCATCAAATTCAATTGCAAGTTTTCTAGATGGAATGACTATATCTAATTCAAGTGGATTTATGATAGTTCTGTCATTTCTAAAAATAAGTTCATTTGGAAGCAAAGACTAAACAAAATCAAACAATTCATTTTCTTCTTTTGATGTTCTGTCTTTAGCTTTGCAATGTTTGCATAAATTAAGCTAAGAAATTTTTTTGCTTATGCCATTATAAAGCCAAACTTTTGATATATGATGGCATTTTTTGCATTTGACAATCAATGGTTGTCTAGTTGTATTAGTTGGAAAATTCAAAATTTCATATTTGTTTTCATTTATTTGTTTTCTTATGTCTGATAATGGCATGCCATTCATGACTTCACGAATTTTTTGTCCACTGCATTTTTTGCAAGTGTCTGAATAACCCTAATAAAATGAAATGAATTTGCTTTCACATCCACAAAATTTGCAAATTTGTTTTGTTTTCAAGTTGTTTAAAATGCAATATAATCTTTCAGCCCATCTGAATGATCTGCATTTGAAATTGTTTTTGTCAATTTCAATGAAAGATGTCATATCAATAATTGAACATAGAAAATCAATTTCATTCACATACATTTTGTCTTTGATGAATGCAATATTTTTAAATGAATTGCAAGTTTTTAGAAGATTTTTGATTTTTTCTTCTAATGTTTTTCTGTCAATCAAATTGAATTTTCTAGTTTCATATTTAATTAGCAATTGCTTAGCGTATTTGACAATATCTTGTTTTTGCTTACACATGATATTTTTGTGCAACATTTTTTCATCAGATGTCATTTTGTGTTGAGATCCTGCAAGTTTTGCAATGCAAGTTGCATTTCCACATGTAGTTTTTTGAATTGGATCTTTGAATTTTTTTGAAAACAATAATGCACGATCTTTTCCACATATTTGGCATTTTTCAAGTTTTGTCATATTTTTCAATATACATTTGATCCTAAAATACATTGGAACATTTTCTGGAAGAAAATTTGTTGCAGCAACTATATTCGAACATAGTTTTGAATTCAAGAAAAAACTAGATTTGTTCAATTTTGTATCAAGTTTAACTCTTTTTTTGAAATACACTAGTCTATCACGAATATTTGTTTTGTTTGTGAAATTGAGTATTTGATTTTTAAGTTTTTCAAATTCATTTTTCATAAGTTTTCTCAAATACTAGATTTCCACAATCATATATCTTTCCATAGCCATTGTTTTTCATATTTTGAGCTTCAGATAAATTTGGATTGAAATTTTCTAGAATATTTTCAAGTTTATGTTTTTGAAATTGAATTCTTGAAAATCTATGTTGGTTTTTCACATAGAAATAATTTGGAGTTGATATATGATCTAGTTTGAATCCAAGTTTGAAATATAGATTTCCTTTACTCCATCTTCTGTCAGCATATGTGACAATAGATTTTGGATTGAAATTTCTTTCAAAATATTTCAAAAGCTTTCCAGCTCCACCAATAATTGTGAAATTTGAAATTGTTGCATATCTGCTCAATTCATATTCATATTTTTTGTTGAATCTAGATTTTGTGAATGTCATGACAGCTATCAAATGATTGTTGTAAAACAATCCAAGTCTAGTTTTTGCTATGTTATTCATTTTATTAAATTTATTAAAATTTAATAAAAATCTTTAATAGTATCACTACTATTTGGTTGAAACACACAACCTGTATTTGTTGGTTGCCATTTGAAATAAGCAACATCACAAATTGCATTTACGTCTTTTATTTTCATAGGATTGAATATTTTGTTTGAAAATTTTATTTTTCCATTGTTCTTTCTCAAAATATTCAGACTTCCATTCACATCAGCATTCAATTTCTTTCTATTACCACTTTCAAACAACCCTCTTTTTGTTCTTCTACCAAGATATTTTTCATGTTTTTCAACAGATTCATTATCCAAGAAAGAACATTTAGAAGTATAAGCTTCATTTACACAAACACAATTTATTCCAACTTCTTCACATTTGTATTTTATTTTTTGAATCAATTTGTCATAAGGAATTTGGATGAATTTCTGATTGTTTCTTTTTCCTAAATCACAATTCTGTTTCCAATTTTTGTTTAATCCTACATACAAAGTATTCACATCATTATTTATACAAAAATCAACAATTCTTCTAGATGCTTTATGAAAATAGTCATTTATCTTAAAACATCTTTTTGAATTGAGTTTTTTCAATTTCTTTCCTGTATGAATATTGTGTTTTGAATAAATTGAATTTATGTTTCCTAACTGTTTGTTGTAAAAGTGGTTGATAGACTTCAATACTCTACCATTGACAATAATTGGTTGAACCATGTTGTCTGAAGTTATAGTAGCAAGATTGTCTACACCTAAATCAATTGATGCAGTATTTAGTTTTTTGTTTTTTCTTTTTGCTTGTTTTGTATATTCTCCTTCCAACTTCTCATAAACTATTTCTATTTGAAAATAATCTAGTCTTGGAATTATCCTAACTTGTTTGAAATTTTGTTTTGAAATATCAGTTTTAACTGATTTCAAAATCAAATCTTTTGAAAGTTTCAGATTTCCATTTTTATCAATTGTAGAACATTGATTTGTGAAAATTGAAACATTCAAACCATTTTTATCTTTATATTTAGGAAGTTTTGGTTTTCCTTTATACTTAGATTTATTTTTGAAAAAATCAGATGATGCCTTGAAAAATGATTTATAATTTTTAAATACCAATGCAATTGTTTGTTGAGAAACTTGTGCTTTTAAATTTGTATAGTCAAATTGTTTCAGTTTAGAAAGACGTTTTGACAAATCAAATTCTGAAATAAAGTTCTGAATATATATTTTTCCGTTTTTTGTTTTCTTTTCGGTTTTAATCAAATCCTTGAATTCAAATATATTTTCAAGTTTATTTGTTTGACATTGTCTTAAAACATAATTCACATAATTGTAAAGATTTTTTGATTTATGACATATATCAACTAAAGCAAGATATTCCTTCTTGTTTTTGGTTTTTCTCAAAATATATGTCTCCACTCTTTGCATTTGTATTTATTTACTTTATTTTATTTACATTTTTTAATATTATTTACTTTTATTTTAATATTTATTTTTAAATATTATTAATATTAATAATATTTATTCTTCATTTATTTCAATTTTTAAATCTTCTTCAATATTTTTTAATTTTTTCTAACGTCTAGAAGAATAAACTTTCATTGCAAAACAATGTATCAAACTAATTATTTCATTGAAAATCTCTTTTTCAATTTGTTTGTTATCATCTGTATTATTTAAAACAATAATTTCACAATTAAAATTCTAAAATAAATTCTTAAACATATCAAATGATATTCTAGACAATCTATCTTTATATGTTATATAGATTTTTGAAATTTTATGATTAACTACATCATTAACTAATCGCTAGAATTCTTTCCGTTCAAAATTTATTCCTGAACCAATATCAGAATATTCATCAGAAATTTTTATCCCATTTATTGAACAATACTTTCTAAGTATTGCTTTTTGATTTTCTAAATCATTTTTCTATTTTTGTGTAGATACTCGTGCATAAATAATATTTTTACGTTCAATATTTTTATTTAAAAGTTTATAGATAGATTCTTCTTCATAATCATAAAAACCATTCGGAAGTTGTTTAAATTTAACTAAACCATTTTTAACATATCTACATAATGTTGGACGTGTTATATTTAATAATTTTAATACTTTACAGCTTTTCATATATAGTATTATACATAGAGTATTTTATATTTATAACAATTTTTAATATTTTTAACAGAAATATTTATTATATCTTTTCCTTGAATGTGGTATTTGTTCAAAAATTTGTCTTTCAATGCATTGTCTATTTCTTTGACTATGCATTTTCTAGCAAAAATTTTTCTTTCATTATTCACAATCAAATGTTTTAAGCGTGATTTCACTATTTTTTGTTTGTCAAGCCATTCATGTACCGTAATTCATAAATAGAATAAACTTTGTTAAAGGTAGACTTTAACTGGGTTATACACAAACCCTGCATCTGTTGGCTTAATAGCATCACAGTTACATTTTAGATATTTTCTCATGATGTTTAGACTTCCATTCACATCAGCATTCAAGACTTTTCCTGTTGAATTTTTGAACAATCCTCTATATATTCTTTTTCCAAGATATTTTTCATGTTTTTCAACAGATTCATTGTCTAGAAAAGAACACTTTGATGTATATCCTTCTTCAACTTCAATTACATTTATTCCTTTCAATTGACCTTTGTATTTAAGTTGATGAATCAAATTGTCAAAAGGAATCTGAACGAATTTTTGATTATTAACTTTTCCGATATTAACCTCTTGCTTCCAGTTCTTGTTGTGTCCGACTATTATTGTTCGAATATCATTGGAAACTGCTTGATTGATTATATATCGACTAGCTTTGTGAAAATAGTCTTGTATTTTATTGTTTCGTTTTAATGTCAATTGTCTTGTTTTATGTGATTTTTCTTTGTTGTTTTTCTTTTTTAATTCTGATTTAACTTCTCCTAGTTTTTTGTTGTAAAATTGATTTATATGTTTGACTTTCTTTCCATCTACGATAAATGATTGCAATGCATTTGAAGTACATGTTGCAAGATTGTCTATACCTAAATCTATTCCTATGTATCTTCCATTGTCTTTTTTCAAAGATTCTTCTTGTTTTTTGTAGATGAAATTCACTTGAACATAGTCATTCTTTGGAACGATATTGATAAAATGAAGATTTGTGTTTTTGATTTTGAATTTCAATGTTTTTGATTTTGGTAATGAAACATATCCGTTTTTCAATTCTTTTTTCTTGAATTGGTTGAAAGAAATCACATTATAGCCATCTTTGTCAAGATATTTTGGAAGATGGACTTTTTTAGTATATTTTCCTTGTGTCTTGAGTTTCAGTAATGAGAAAAACGAACTGAAATTTGCTTCAACTTGTTTTATCACTAACTAAGAAGAATGTGCATTCAAAGCTTTAAAATCAACATTGTCTTTTTTTAAAATATTCCAAACATCATAGTAGTTGAGAAATTTATGTGTGATTGTGTCATCGTTTTTTGTTTCAAACCAATGTTGACGGATAGTGTAGAGAACAGTATTGTAGAGATTCTTAGAAAGATGACAAAGTTCCATAAGTTCTTTGTATCTAGAATCTTCTCTTTTTATAATATGTTTCTCTACTAATTGCATATATTTATTTACTCAAATTATTTTATTTTTTGATTTAATATTAAATCTATTTTTCAAAAATTTGACAAGAAAGATGCCATGTCTTCAGCATGGCATAGAGTGCACTCAACTTAAAAATAAAATTATTCTATTTATGAAATTTATTTATTTTTATAATTTAAATACAATCTAATTTTAAAATTATGTATTAGATGATACATTAGATGATACTTCTGATGATACATTAGATGATACTTCTGATGATACATTAGATGATACTTCTGATGATACATTAGATGATACTTCATCAGATAATAATGCTAATGTAGCTGCTGCAGCATATAAAACTGAATTTCTATGCATATTATTTATCATATAATTTCTTACTTGATTTACTGTCATTTTTATTTTTTTCCTTTATAAAGTTATTTATTATTTACTTTTCAAAAAAAAAATAATCTAAAACATAAAAATATCTTTTTATCATTTTTTTTGTGAACTCTATGCCATGCTGAAGACATGGCATCTTTCTTGTCAATTTTTTTTGTAAAATATATTTAATGACATTAAAAATTCCAATTTGCTATAGTTTTGAAACAGAAATTATAGATGAATTCAAAAAAGACATATATGTTCCTATTGGATGTGGAGGATATAATTCATCTAAAATGATATTCACTGATGACATTGGAATTGACAATATATCAAAATACAATCAATATTTGAATGAAATGTCAATGATATATTGGTTAAGTAAAAATTATGAATTGCTTGGAAATCCAGATTTTATTGGAATTGCGCAATATCGTAGATATTTAGATTTTAAAATTGATGATTTAAATGACAACAATATTTTATGTACATTTAGCAAAAACAAATATTTTACAATATATCAATCTTATTGTTTATATCATATTAAACATGATTTTGATTTATTTTTAAGTTTATTTTCTAAATATTTAAAAGAATATCAAATTTTATTGAATACATATCTTAATTAGCATGTTTATGCAAAATGCAATATGTTTGTATTTAGCAAAAAAATGTTTTTTGAATATAGCAAATTTATAAACATATGTATTGATATTGCTTTGAAAATATTGCCAGAATTGAATCTAGATTTAAGAGACAAATATCAAAAACGTGCATTAGGTTTTATTTTAGAAAGAATGTCAGGTTTTTGGATATTCATGAAATTTTATGACAAATCGATTGTTGTAAAAAACATAAAAATGATAGAGTTAAATAAAATTGAATCTCCATATAAAAGATAAAGGAAACTCATGATAGATTGGAAAAAATATTTTGATGCTGTGTATATATTGCATTATGCTGGATATAAACATATAGAAGACAAAATGCATTCTGAACTTAAAAGAGTTGGTTTAAGTGACAGTGGAATTTTACATATTCATGAAAATATTTCATCACCATTTTTTGATATTTTAAAACAAAATATAAATTGTGAAAAACGTTTAACTTCTAGTTCAGCATTTTCATGTGCATTTGGCCATTATTCTATAATGAAAATTGCTGAATTGAATAATTACAATAAGATTTTGATTATGGAAGATGATTTTTCTTTTTTGAAGAATCTTGACAAAATCTCAGAAATTTTAGAAGAAGCTGAAAAAACAATAAAGGATTATGATTTATGTCTATTTTCACATTTTTAGACTCCTTGTCCAGATATAAAAACTGAAATTTCTAATTATTTAATTGAAATGAAAACTGCAAGAAAAAACAATCAATTGTTCATTCCATTTTCAAAAACAACTACAGTAAGTTCAGGTTTATGTTATGCATTGTCAAAAAATGGATATATTGCATTAAGAGGACTTTATGAATATCAAATGGAATTAGCTGATATCATATATAGAGAAATACCATTTTAGAAAGATGAAAAAATTGACAATTTTAAATATTAGGTATTGAATAATTTAAAACGTTTTTATTCTAGAGTTCCAATTTGCATTTAGAAATGTTCAGAATAGTCAATGACTAAAAATAATTTAAGAAATAATTTTCAGAAAATAATGCAATATCAACAATAGATAGCAGAAGCTGTTGGAATCAAATATGATGATTATGTTGATTGAAAAGTGAACTCTATGCCATGTCTTCAACATGGCATTTATCTTATGATTTTCAAGTATGATATATTCATGAATGATATATCTAGAAAAGACATTTTGCCAGAAAATGAAAATTTTCCATTGACATATGATGGATTGAAAGAAAACAAAGTTTTTCTTAAAATACAAAGAGAAGCTGGAAATCCAAATTACAAATACAAAGGCAATTGCACAAAAAAATTTGCAGAAGCTATTGCTGACAAATATCTAGATAGAGAATATGAATGGGTCAAATCTCATCCATTGCCAAGTGTCAATGAAAAAGAACCATCTAGATCTGTGTATGAAAATGAAATATCTACATTAGTGAATCATCAAAGAAATTGGAAGACAAAATCACCAATCATAAAATATTTCCATAAAAGCTTTCTAGATGCAGCTAAGAAAAAACATGCTTCACCAAATACTGGATGGAAAATTTTGCAAAATGACAAAGAAATTTTCAGAAAATTCTATTTGAATAGACTACGTTGTTCTGACTGGTTCAATGAACATAAAAAGAATGAACCATTTGACATACATTGGAAATATCTTCTAGAAGGAAAAGTTCCACCATTCATCTATGCAATTGGTTTGACTACATCAGGAAAATATATGAATGTAGGTCTTTTCAAACCACATGCTGCAAGATATCTAGTCGACAAATATCTGAAAGATTTCAATGAAGTGTTTGATCCATTTTCAGGTTTCAGTGGAAGACTTCTAGGAACAATAGCACTTGGAAAGAAATATATTGGAAGAGATCTTAGCAAAAGAGTCATTGAAGAATCAAAAGAATTGATGGATTTCGCAAAACCAATTTTTGAGAAAAATGGCATAATTCCACAATATGATCTTGCAAATGCAGATGCAACTAAAAACACTGGAACATATGAATGTTTGTTGACATGTCCTCCATATGGAAACACTGAAATATGGGATGGAGTACCAGAATCTAACATATCATGTGATGATTGGATAGAGACATGTCTGAAAAACTACAAATGCAAAAGATATGTTTTTGTAGTAGATGGAAGCATTGTCAAATACAAGAACTTCGTAAAAGAAACTTTCACAAACACATGCCATTGGGGAAAAAATGACGAATATATCGTAGTCATCAATGAAAGTGACAAAATCTAATGCAAATAACATCTAAATTTTTAGCTACAAAAATCCAAATTGATTGTCTAAACAAACCATTTTTGTCTTAGGATATGTTGAATCTATATGATGTATTCAACAAAAAATGGTTTGACAGAAATTTAGAAGTATTGTCTGGCTTCATTCCAATGGTTGATTTGATATACAATCGATTCAAACAAAAATATGAAAAAACATCAAACATAAATCTTGGAAAACATACCATTCAAGACACAAAATCAAAAGATGTCATACTTGGTTTCAGTGCAGGTCTAGATTCTGTTTTCCAAGCTATATATCTCAAGAATGCTGGCTATAATGTCCATTTGTTTTTTGCTAGAAACATAAACACATATGAAAATGGCTTAGCATGGAAATATGCTCAAATCTTAGCTGAAAAACTAGGTTTAGATTTGCTAGCAATGAAAGTTACTAAAAATCTAGAAAAAGACACACATTTCAATCCATACAAGCAATTTTGGCCAGAAAATCCAATGAAAAATTAGCTTATATTGTCTGTTATGTCAGACATATGTCTAGAAAGAAACTGGAAATACTTAAGCTTAGGAGATGATTTCGATTTAACTATTGACAAAGCTGTTCCTGGGGTCAATCTGACTGATGCTAGAGAAATCACACAAACTTATCTGTCTTGTCTTGAAAATTATATTTCAAATCTTGAATTCATCAAAATTCCAGATGGCCAAGACAAAGGCTTAAGACTGAAAACTATTTTGAAATACAATCTGCAAGATGATTACTATTCATGCGTCACATCAGGAAGATTCAACAAAACATTCAGAAATCATACACAAAACAAATTCAATGTTCAACTATTTGGAAATAATTGTGGAAAATGCAGAAAATGCTGCATGCACAATCTCATTCTGCACTATCTCAACATAAAAACATTTCCAGAAAACTATATCGCTTATTGCTGGGAGAAAATGTATACATCTGGCAAAAAAGCAGACTATGAATTTTTCAAACCAGAATTGCCATTGGAAACTCGTATCGCAAATCTGTTTTCATACTGAAAAATATGTAAATATAATTAAATGTTTTTAGTTTATATATGACAAAAAAAGAATTAAAAGATTTTCATGAAAAGTTGAATTCATTGTTCTCATATAGAGAACAATTGGATTTTATTTTAAAAACTTTTCCTTAGCATTATAATTCTATTATCAGTGGAAAACAATATAAAAATCTTTACAATTGGATATGTGAACAAGTTCCAAAACTTAAAGATCCAAAATTTTGTTTGAAAACAAAAATATTTTGGATTATTAATGGATTTCATGATTTTCCAAAATGCAAACTATGTGGAAAACTATTTACATACAATGTAAAATTGACAATTGGATATCCAACATATTGCAAAAAATGCAACAATTCAATATATTCAGATAGAACTAAAAAAACAAAAGAAACTTGTCTTAAGAAATATGGTTCATATACAAATTTTGGAACAAATGAATTCAAAAAACAAGTCATTGAAACAAATTTGAAAAAATATGGTTGTGAAAATTGCATGTAGTCTGATATTGTAAAAGCTAATTTCAAAAAATCTATATTTGAAAAATACAAAACAGATTCAGTAATGAAGCTTCAAAGTACAATAGACAAAATACATTTGAAAAAACAATTGAAAATTATTGAAATTATCAAAAATAATTAGAATTTCAAACCATTATTTGATTTAAAAACAGTTGAAAATTTTCAATGCAACAAAAAATCATTTTGGTGGCAATGTATGAAATGTGAACACGTTTTCAATGCTCCAATAAAATCATATAAAAAAATAACAGTTTGTCCATTTTGCAAAATAGAACATACACATACAATTGGCAATCATTCACAATATGAATCTGAAATAACAAATTTTTTGAAAAAAACATTTCCAAAACTTAAAATTTTTAATAAAAACAACAAAATAAATCGACATGTTATATATCCATATGAGTTAGATATTTGGATTCCTGAAAAGAAAATAGCTGTTGAATTTAATGGTGTATATTGGCATAGTATGCAATTTGCAAAACAACATAATTTAAACAAAAAATTACATTTGCTTAATAAAACAAATATATGTGAAAAACATGGAATACATTTGATTCATATTTATGAAGATGATTGGATATATCGAAAACAAGAACAGAAAAAATTGATTGTTGATTTAATCAATGGAAAAACTAATATTTCTAAAAATAATGACATAATTGAACTTCCACATGATAAATATCCAACATTTTGGAAAATTGAACATTATGATTTTATATCAACAACTCAACCAATTGAAGTTTTCCATTCAAAATCATGTCAAGGAAAACATGAAAAGAAAAATTTCTATAGTTTATATGATTGCGGTAATTTAATTTTTAGAAAAAAGTAAATAGTTAATATGAAAACTAACAAAATTTTTAAACTTATAACTGAAGAAAAAGAACCAGTTTAGATCATAAATGAAGCTTATGATCCATCTAAACCAAAAACAATGAAATTTCGTGGCATTTTTTTGCAATCTGAAAAGAAAAATGGAAATGGAAGAATATATCCATATGAAGAACTTAGACGAGAAGTCGACAAATTCAGAACAGAAATGATTGAAACTAATCGTGGACTTATGGAGCTAGAACATCCAAGCTCATGCGAGATAGATCCAACTAGAGCATCTGCAAGAATTCTTTCTTTAGAAGAAGACAATAAACAATGGATTGGAGAAGCTGTCATATTGTGTTCTGATGAGAAATTTGGAATTCATGGAACTGTATGTGGAGATACTTTAGCTTCACTTACTTAGTATGGAACTAAATGGGGTGTGTCTTCTAGGGCAATGGGAACAGTAGATGAAAAAACAGGTTTAGTGAAAGATTTGCAGCTGATAACCATTGATACTGTCCTAAATCCGTCTATTGGTGAAATGGTGACAGCAGATGGAAATAGATTTGTGAATGGTATTTTGGAAAGCAAATAGTTTGTTTGCAATATGCATGGTGAAATAGTTGAGCAGAAATTCAATAAATTTGAAAAAACAATAAGCAAAATGCCAAATACAAACATTTCATCTAAAAAAGCTGAATTTTTAGGAAAAGCTGTCAGTGATTTTTTTGCAAGTTTGATTTAAAAATACTCTGTACAATATATATGTGGATAGAAAAAGAAAACATGAATTGATTGAATAGATATAGAAAAATTTGATTGATGAAAATGTCGACATGAAGCTCATTCTCTAGCGATTAGTGAATGAGTTTCCTTTTTCATATTTCAATATGTTGAAAACAACTAAATTCAAAAAGTTGTTTGATTTTGTGATGTTTGAAACTAGTTTTGTCGATTATGTGACACCTATTTCATCTAGATGTTGGTATGTGTTGAACAATAGACATAAATTAGTGAAATGCGCATATTGTGGAAAGATTTTAAGAAAAACATTCAAACCAAGTTTGAAACAAAGCGAATTTTGGTGTGATGAAAAATGTTCAAATTCAGATCCAAACATTAAAAAATTGATAGGTTCAAGAAACAAAATAAGCAAATCTGGAAAAACAGCTTAGTTTTATGTGAACAAATTGCCAGATGAATGCAATGTGAAAATGAAAAATGAACTTATTGAATATGATGAAATTTCAAATGAAAAAATAGTGAATTTGCTAAGCAATCACAAAAGAAATTTCAGAAATTGGATATGCAAAAACAAACAATTGCATAAATATTTGCTTGAAAAATCATATCCACTTGATTTCACAAAATTGAATTTAGAAACTAGAGTGTATTGGATTGCGCATCAGATGCAAGAAATTCCTAGATGCAAAACATGTGGAAGACAATTAGATTTCAAAAATGTGAAAATGAGCAGTGTTTGGCCACAATATTGTTCACTTAAATGCCAATACGACAACAAAGAACTAAAAAATTTGACTTGTTTGAGAAATGCAAGAAAATTCTACAACAAATATTTCAAAAATTCGACAATGATTGTTCCATTGTTTTCAATTGAAGAATTTGCTGCAAATAGACATAATGATGAACATTTGTACAAATGCAAGTGCAAAAAATGCCAAAATGAATTTTCTAGCAAATTTGACATGAATTTTTTCATGAGAGAAGGCTAGAAATAGACAGCTTTCAAATGTTTGAAATGTTTTCCATAGTTAAGCCATAGGCAATCACATGCAGAAATTGAATTAGATGAATTTGTTGAAAGCATTGTTGGCAAGGAAAATGTCTTAAGAGGAACTAGAAAAGTTATTTGGCCATATGAACTTGATTGCTATGTTCCAAAACTGAAAATTGCATTTGAATTCAATGGCATATATTGGCATTCACATGAAAAACTAAATGACATCAATGCACATTTGTTCAAGACAAAGCTTTGTGAAAAAAACAACATCAAGCTAGTCTATGTTTGGGAAGATCAATGGAGAAAAAACAAGCATGAAATTGAAAATCTGATCAAAGGAATTTTGACAGATGAAAATTTCATTTCAAAATTCTACAACATTGATGACAACACAAAAAACATCATAGTAGACAGAAGCATTTTCAACAAATGCTTCAAAATTCCAGATTTCAAGCTTTTAAAAGCTACAAGACCAAAATTGAAAAACAAAAAACATATTTCAACAAACAAAACATTTCAAATTGCTGATTGTGGATATTTGAAATATGTTCATGTTTGATTTTGCAAAAAAAAGTAAATAATTGCAATGAAAAGCAAAAATTTTAGAAACATAAACTACAACAAATGGAGAAAAAATGTTGGTGACTGTGTGATTCGTGCAATTGTTGGAGCATTAGGTCTAGACTATGAAATCGCATGCAAACTAATGAAAGTTGATTGCAAAAAAGGAATTGGTTTCACAGGTGATGATGGCATTGATTTGTATGATTTGGAGAAAACTTTCAAAAAATGGCTTGGACCAATTGAAGAACTTCTTCCAAATGAAGACAATCCACTTAAATTTGATGGAGAAATGCCATTAGACAAATGGGTAGATGAACATAGAGGAGATGGAAAAGTCTATTTAGTCTATGTTAATGATTGGAAAGATGGTGGACATATTGTGTATGTGAATTGCAAAAACACAAACAGTTATTTTGTCGACACATGGGATTCAGGAAACATTCCAGTCAATGCATGGTGTGAAGTCAAAACACGTCTTCCAAAGACTTCTAAATACCATTGGAAATATGACAAAGACAAAAAATGCTTTATTTGATGTCACATTTTCATATGTGATTTTTTTTTAATTTCATAAAAGTAAATAGATTTTAGAAATAATTTCTAATAGAAATTCAATTAAATTTGAGTAAATAGTCTTAGAAATTAATTTCTAATAGAAAAATGAATTTAACTAAAGTAAATAATATTATACGCGTGAAATAAAAGGTAATAAATCATATGAGTTTAAAATCTATAAGAGAAAGTTATGCTGGTCTTATTTCAGCTTTTGCCGAAGCAGGTGTAAAGTTGAATGAGTCACAGAAAGCAAGTCTCGATACATTTATTGTTGCACTTGAATCAAAAATGAGCAAACAAAAAGAAGCTACAGTGAAAGCTACAAAGAAAATTGTCACTGAGCATCTTGACAGAGAATACAAGAAAGTTTTTGAGTCATTTCTCAAGCATTAGGCAGAAAATGCTGAGCTTGCTGCAAAAATCCAAAACAAGATTCGCTCAATCAATGAATCAAAGAAAATTGCACGCAAAGTAAGCAATTATTTAGATTTGTATGTTGAATCAGTTCTTCCTAAGAAGACAATTGTCGACTATGATCGTATGCAGAAGCTTGAAACACTTCATGAATCATTGAAGAACATATTGACAGTCAATGAAGATGCAGTACAAGCTAAGAAAGCTGAACTGACAGAATCATTCTCTAAAGACAAGAAAAATCTTGAGACTCAAATCGCTAAACTTCAAGCTAAGCTCAATGAATCAATGGCAAAAACTCAGAAATTGAATTCAAAGATTGAACAATTCAAAGCAATAGAACTTCTTGAGTCAAAGACAAAAGATCTTCCAACATTTGAAGCACGTAAGATAAAGAAACGTTTTGCAAACGCTACAACAGCTGAAATTGAATCTAAATTCAAGACTGTACTAGAATCAATCAAGAATGAAATAAAAGAAGATGAAAAAGAAGATGAAACAACTCTTGAATCTGAAATAAATGATATTCTTGAAAATGATGAAGCTCCAAAATCAACTAAAACAAAGAAGACAGTTGATGAAGATGATGCTGTTGCAGAAGATGACAATGAAGACAAAGAGGAAACATCTGAATCAGAAAAAGATGAACCATACGAAACAACTGAATCATACAAATATGATAAAGATGGTGAAGTTATTCTAGAATCAGATGACATAATTGATTCTAACTATATGAAATCTCTTTGCAATATGGTCAATTCATTTTAAAGATTTCAACGATTTTATTGACTTGGTAGTCAATAACCAAAATAAAAAATAAAACTATATATCAAATAAAGGTAAAAAAAAATGATTAAAAGTTTACTAAATGATCCTCACCAAAGAAAGCTACTTCAGAAGTGGGGTCCAATACTTGAATCTGGTAAGCCAATTCAGTCAGAAGAGACAAAGATTGCTCTAGCTCAGATTCTTGAGAATACACGCAACTTCTTCAAGATGAGAGGTATGCTCAATGAAGCTGGTGTTGCACAAACTGATGTTGTTGGTACACGCACAAGCACAAATGCAGGTGTAATGTCAGGTGATCCAAGCGTACCATATTCTGGTGGTAAGTATGGTGACTTCTATCTTCCTAACATTGTTCTTCCAATGCTTCGTCGTATTATGCCAAATCTTATGGCAAACGAACTAGTTGGAGTTCAACCTCTAAATGGTCCAGTTGGCTATGCTCTTGCATATCGTCCAGTTTACAATGGTAATGGTATTCTTGGTGAACCATCTATTAAGAATGGTAATCCTAATACTGATAAAAATACTACAAAAAATGAAATTGGCTACAACCCAACTGAAACTAATTACACTGGTAAAAAAGGTGATGTAGATGCATTAACAACTTCTGACTATTGGAAGTCATATGTTGGAACAACTAATGCAGATAGATGGAATGGTGTTGGTACTGGTCTTGGTCAAGAAACTGAATTTGCTAAACTTTCAGATGGTTCATATCCAACAGTAAGCTTCCAGCTAGTAAAATCACCAGTTGAAGCTACAACACGTAAGCTAGCTGCTCACTGGTCACCAGAACTTGCTGAAGATATGCAAGCAATGCAAGGTATTGATGTTGAACGTGAAATGGTCAATACATTGACATATGAAGTTGGTGCTGAAATTGATCGTCAGATTATAACAGAAATGGTCAAAGCTGCTATTATTGGCGGATCAACATCTGATTGGAATCCAAGCAATGCTGATGGTCTTGATTAGATGAGTCGTTTAGCTACACTTTTGACTCAAATAACAATTGAAGCTAACTAGATTGCTATCCGTACAAAGAGAGGTTCTGCTAACTTTGCAGTTACAACTCCTCGTATTTGCGCATTGCTACAACAACTTTCAATGAATAAGTTCACATCATTCAAGACAAGTGCTGCACTTCCTACAGTACCTGACACTGGTGTTGGTGCTCTTACAAAAGTTGGTCTAATCAATGATGATTCAATACTCCTAGTACGTGATGCATATACACAAGCTGCAGATTCTGACTATATTCTTTTAGGTTATAAAGGTAAACAAGCAGGTGATTCAGGAATTATTTACTGCCCTTACGTTCCTCTACAACTTAGCAAGGTATTGCAGCCTGATTCATTCACACCATCTATTGGTTGCAGAACACGTTATGGTGTAATGTCTAACCCTTGGGATGCAAAGAACTTCTATGCATTTATTAAAGTTGAAGGTGTAAGTGAGACTTATGCACTTAATGGTGAACGTCACTTTATCTTCAAGCCTTCTAGCTTAGATGTACCAACTGCAAATGGTGGTCCAATCGTACAAGGTTAAAATTAACCTTACAATATTTGAAAAAACAAATATTGAAAAATACCATGATGAAAATCATGGTATTTTCTTTTTAAACTATTTTAAAAACTAATTTCCATAAGTTGAATTTATGTAATTCATTGCTTCAACAATCAATGAATCATTGTCTAAAATGATTTTCACATTGTTTTTCAACATGCATTGATGTTTTGCTTCATACAATTCATCTTCAATATGGTTCCATGGATTTTGCATTGTTCCATTATTTTTGAAAAATTGTCTTCCTTTAATTTCAATCAACTAGTCAGCAATTTTGAAATCTGGAAAATACACATGTTTTTTTCCTTCAAATTCATATTCAAATGATATGTTTGGTTGATATTCAAAATCAAAATCTTTGTCTTTAAGAAAAACATAAAGAATTAGTTCAGACAATGAATCAAAACTAATGTTGTCATACATTAGTTTCTGTTGTGCTTTAACTCTAATGTCTCTATTTTGCATTGGATGCAATACACCAAAGTTTTTAAATGTAGTTTCTTTTGCTTTTTGCTAGACTGTTAGATTTTTCATTGCATGCAATGTTCCATATCTTTCAAACATTGTCTTTTCAGTTTTTTCTTTGATGTTTTTGTTTTTCAATGTGCAATTTGTTCCATATTTTTGAACACATGTAGTTTTGATTTTGTTTTTGACTATTTGACTCTAAGCAGGATTTGTTGTTCCATAGTTTTTCAAAGATGTTTGGATTTTTTTGTTTTTAATGTCATTGTTTTGGCTAGGATTTTCACAATTGTATTTTTCAATGAAAGTCTGTTTTGCTTTGTTTTTTGTGAATTCAGATTTGTTTGCGCAATCATGAGAACAAAATTGATTGTATCCAAGCAAAGCATGTTTGATGTTTTTGTCTGAAAGAGTTTTTCCACAGTTTTTGCATTTTGGAAAATCAATTAAATCATGCAACAACCAAACAATTTGAGCTTTTAAAGACAGATTTTTTGCTTTTTCTGGAACATATGATTGAAGTTGCTTCAAAAATTCTGAATTTTTCTTCATTTTCAAAATTCTAGTGTATCCAGTTTTATGTTCATGCATTATTTTTTTCAATACTTCTAATGTTTTTTCTTTTTTCAAACTATTTCACCTTTCCAATTAAGTATTTCATCTAATGTCCAAAACACTTTGTAATTCAATTTGTTTTCCTAAGCAGTTTTCAATTTCTTTATATCTCTGATTGTCCATGTTTTCAATGCATTTTCATAGAATCTAGATGTTTTTGCTTTTTCTTTCCATTTGTCTAGTTTTTCAATGCAATTTTCATTGTTTTCATCAAAAAACATTCCTCCATGAGTCCATGAAAAATTGCATTCAATGTACAAATCTAAAGATTTAACATAGAAATCACACAGAAATGGATATTTTTCTGATTTGTATTGCCAAATGACATCATTTTTTGTGAATTTCTAGCAAATTAATTCATGTGCTATTATTTCTTGTGATGATGTGTTGAAAGTTCCATTTTTTCTTTTTGTGTGAATATTTTTTTCAATATTGTTCCAATTGCAATTTCCATATTTTTTGAATTTTGTGAATTTAACAGCATGTATGTTCCATGCATGTCCATATTTTTCTAGTCTTGTTTTCAATGATTTTGACAAATTCCATCCTTTTTCATTTTTGAAATGCATTTGTCTAGTTTCATCACGTTTTTTCTGTATTTCTTTTTGGTTTTCAAGCAGTTTTTCTTTCACATCATCTATTTGAAATGCATTTTTGCAACCATATTTGTTTTCACATGTTTTTTCATATTGTTCCTATGCTAATTTTCTTTCACATTTCTTGCTGCATGTCTTTTTGTATCCTTTCGTTATTGACAGAACATTGAAATTGTCTAATGGTTTTCTACATATTTTGCAGCAAACTAGTTTGTCATTCCATGAACTAATGCCATTCAATATCCAAAAAATTCGTGTTTTAAGTGTTGCGTTTTTGCTTAAAAACTTTGTTTTTTCTGTAAGTTCATCTAGCAATTGTCTGTTTGCTTTGCTTTTCAACACTCTCATGAAATTTCTTGGACATGATTCAATGAGTTTTTCTAATTGTATTTTCAATTTTTCAGACATATGTTTTCACCATTACAAGATTTCCACAATCATATATAGTTTCATATCCATTGTTTCTCATGTTTTGGTATTCTGTCAATGAATCATTGTAGTTTTTAAGTTTGTTTTTCAATATTTGTTTTTTGAATTGAAAATTCTTGAATCTTTGTTGATGTTTATTGTCTACATAAAAATAGTTTGGCTTAGTTTTTTTCAACAAGTTGAATCCAAGTTTCTGATGCAGTTTTGCAGTGTTCCATCGTCTGTCAACATATGAAACTAATGATTTAGGTTTGAAATTCTATTCAAAAAAATTAAGCAATTTTTCAAAAGCTGCATCATATATGACATAGTTTTGCTTTATGCAGAATCTAAGCAATTCCCATTCATGCTGTCTTTTGAATCTAGATTTTCCAAACAACATCAATGCTACAAGTTCTTTTTCTTTATATAATCCAAGATGTATTTTTGAATTTATGTTACTGTAAAGACAGTTTTCATCTATGAATTTTTCACTTTCATCAGATGTTGCTAGTTTTATTTCATAGTTTCCATTCAGTTGATTGTTTTCAGTATCCATATTCAAAATGTTTTTAAGCAGATTTTTAACTGTTTTTTGTTTGTGTTTCCATTCATCTTCAAAAACATGTATCAATTGTATTCCAAGTTTTTCACACATCTCAGTCTTAGCTAGATGGTAGTTTTTGTCTCCTTTTGACTTCAAGAAATTTTCAAATGCATGCCAATACAAGCCATCAAATTCAACAGCTAGTTTCTTTTCAGGAATGTATATGTCAAGTTCATAAGGTGGAATGATGTTTTTTGAATTGAGAATTATGTTTTCTTTGCATATGCTTTTCAAATAGTCACTTATTTGTCTTTCTGGAAATGATGATGTTCTTGGATAGCATTTTGGACAAAGCATATGGCAACCAGCTATATGTTTTGAATGAAATTTGTTTCCACATTTTTTGCATTCAAATTCAAATTCTGAATCTTTGCTGTAGTTTTCTGCAAAATAGTCTTCTGTGAAACATGGTTTGTCAAATGCATTTTGCAAAATGCAGTTTCTATAAGATTTTCTCCTTAAAGTCTCTGTCATATGCTTGATTCGTTTTTCAGCAATAATTGAATTTGAATATAGACATCTTTCACTTCCATAATGTTTTTTCAATGTCTGTCTTGATTTTGTTTTGACTTCTTTGACTTGGAAAACGTTTTCACAACCATATTTCTTCAAATTGTTTTCTTTCATTTTTTTCTTGATGACATCAGACTGCATGCAATTTTCACAACCATATTTCTTCAAATTAGTCAATTTTGTTTTTTCTTTGTTGTTGTCAGACTAAAATGTATATTTGCAACCATATCTTTTTAAACATGTCTGTTGTTTTCTAGATTCAATCTAGAGCTTTTCATCAATTGATTTATTTAACTATACTTCTGATATTTTCTTGTTTCTAGATTCATCTTTATAGCAACATTTTTTGCAACATGTTCTATGATAGCCAATTTTCATGTTCACAATGTCTTTTTCAATCAATTTTCCACATACTGTACATCTTGGAAAATCAACTAAATTATTCAAATACCAATACAATTTTGTCCTTAAACTGAATTTTCTGTCATTTAATTTTTCTGTGAACTTAGATATTTCATTTAGAATTTCTTTTTGTTTTTTCAGCCAACAAAAAAATGCTGTTGGTTTCATTTCACTAAGTCTATTTCTCAAAATATCTTCTATTGATTCATTATGCATATTCAAAATTTCGTCTAGACAATACAATATTATACTTTCGAAATTCTAAAAGTAAATAGATTATATAAACGTTTATTAAAAAAGGATTATTTTAACATGGCTACGCCTATAGAACAATTTTTAGCAGCTACAAACAGCAATACAATACGTGCTAACAACCAATGGGAAGCTACTTTTACATCTGGTTACAATGACATCGACAAAGTATTGAAGACTGCAGTAATGTTTGGAAAAAACTTTACATTACCTGGAAGAAATATTGAATACGCGTCAATCCATTATAAAGGTTTTGAAATGGCAAATATAGTTCCAACAAGACTTACAATGGAAAATGAACATACAATGACAATCTAGGCCGATGTAAATGGTGAATATCGCAGAGCTTTCTTAGCTTGGCAAGCAAAAGTCATAAACCCAGACATTGAAGGTGGTTCAGTATTTGAAGGTGATAGAGGAATAAATGAAAAATCTATTGCTCGTATAACACTTTTTGACAAAGACAACAAGACTGTAATTGAAACTTACAAACTTTACAATATAAGAATCACTGCAGTAGGTCCTGTTTCATTGACATATGAAGGTGGTGACGTAGCTACATTTGACGTTACACTAAAAAGTACCTATTGGACTATTGAAGATTCTAAAAAAGGTTCTTTGATAGGTCAGAAATAAGTTTTTTCAAAAACTAGATTTCCAGAATCATATATGCGTGTGTATTCACGCATATTTTTTTCTTCATTTGAAATTTCAATTGATTTTTCTAATGTTTCTTTTTGTTTTTTGTTTTTGAAATTCCATAGATATGCATTTGGAACTCCAGCAAAGAGAAATTTGAATCCAAGTTTCTTCAAATCTTCTCCATTACGCAATCTTCTGTCTACAAAAGCTATAAGTCTTTTTGTTTTGTGATTTTTAATGAAATAGTCCAATAGTTTTTTCTTGCTTTCTTTCACATCAAATCCAATTTTGTCATCATAGCAATTGACTATATATGAATTTTCATATATTTTTGTGAAAGTCATCAAACTTATGATTTCATTTTTAAATTTCAAGCCTAATGAAACATCATGTTTGAAATTTTCTATCAATGAATTTTCAAAAATGAATTGCTATGTTTGAAAATCATCAAGTTCAATTATTTCACACAAATCATTTGTGATATGTTTGAAGCAATTTTGCACTCCAAGAATTTTTTTCAAAAAATTTTCTGTTTGTTTTCTCTTGAAAAGCCATTCATCTTCAAAAACATGTATCAATTGTATTTCTAGTTTTTCACACATCTCATTTTTAACTAAATGATAACTAACTTCTGCATCAGCTTTTTCACTATGCCAAAATAGACCATCAAATTCAATAGCTAGTTTCTTTTCAGGAATATAGATGTCAAGTTCATATGGTGGAATTATTTTTCTACATGAAGTTTGAATTTCAATGTCAAGTTTTTCAATGAATTCAACTAATGTTTTTTCTTCATTTGACACAGGTTGTTGCTTTGGAAAACATTTGTAGCATCTTGGAAGAAATCCATGTCCATCATTAGCTTCACACTCAAATTCATTTCCACATATTTTGCATTTCCATTTCAGTTTTTGAGTGTTTTTAACTTTAAAATATTCATCAAATTGAAATAATGGAAGAACTTTTTCATTTGACATCATTTTTTCATAGAGTTCTTTGAAAATTGCAATTTCACGATTTTTCTTTGCAATGTCACGTTGTGCTGCACAATCACATCCATATATTTTAAGACAAGTTTTCTTTCTTTTTTCTACAATGTTTTTTAAATATTTTGGATTTTCTATTGTTTTCTTTTCAATTGTAGACTGTTTTTTGTTTTTGTCAAAATAATTTTCATCTCCATATCTTGCAAATTTTGTAGCTTTTCTTTTCAATGTAGTTTTTAAAATATCAGCATCAGTTTTTTCAGAAAATGTTTTTGAAATTTTTTTTCTTATTTCTGAATTTTGTGAAACATTTCTACAACCATATTTTTTTAAACAAGTCAATTCACGTTTTTGCATTGCTTTTTGTCTATCATAGCAACTTAATGCATTTTTAATTTTTTCTTTGAATGCAAGACTTTTGTGTGCACATTTGCTAGAGCAAAATTTGGTAGTGTATCCTTCAAGTGGATGACATTTTGTCTTCACTAGTTCTTTTCCACAAATTTCACATTTTGGATATGTTTTTAAGTTATTCAATATCCAAAAAATTCTAGTGTTTAGATCTAAATTTGGAAAATTTTCAAAAGCAACTGAAATTTCAGAAAACAAATCTGAATATTTTTTCGATTTTAAAATTCTTGCATATGAAACACAATGAGTTTCTACAATATGTTTTAAAATATTTTTAGATTTTTCAGAAATTTTGCACATATATATTTCATAATGTACAAAATTTAAATTTCTATGAAAGTTTAGAAATTCATCATTTTTCCAGCTGAATTCAACAATGTTTTTCCTGTTGACAACAATTTGTTTTCAACTGATTCTACTGTTGTGTCATTTGATTCAATGAACATGAAATCAAACAAAAATGTGACTTGTCTAGTTATGCTTCCATTTGGTTCTTGTGTAGGCTGTATTGTGTCAATTGATGTAGGTCTGCAACCACAAAAAACATATTTCAAATCAGTGTGTTTGTTGAAATCAATTGTTATTGTAGCAGTTGTATATGGTTGAGTTGCATAAGACCAATATGGAAGTGTGACTTCTCTCATCCATGGATAGAATATTCTTTCATGCAATGGAAGTTTTGTGCATAAAATGTCTAATTGAAGATTGTTGTTGTCTGGAATCACATAGTTTCCATTTGTAGAAAATTCACCAAGTGATGTCTAGATTTTAGCTCCATCTGGTATTTTCAACTTTGGAACAACTATACTTTGAATATAGAAACCTAATTGAAGCTCTAATGGACATACACTTTGTTCTGACTTGAACCAATTTTCTCCTCCAACTAGAAGATTTGCTTTAGCTAGATATTCTAAAAATGTATGTTCACCAGCTTTGTCAAAGTCTTTTCTTTCTGATTCAACTGTAGTTTCTGATTCAACTGTAGTTTTATTAAGAAGTGATGTCAACAAACCACCAGTTAGATTGTTTCCAAGATTTGTAGCCATTGAAGTGACTGTTGATCCTAGCAATCCTTTTATTTTGTCCTTTGTTGATATATTCTGTATAGATTTAGATGATATAGTTGGATAGAATTTTATGTTGACATCAAATGTAGCAAGTGGATTCAACTATTCAGCATATTTTCCAGCTGATGATCCAAATTTATTAAGAAATTGCTGCAAATTAGTGCCACTGTTAGTGTCACTTACTGTATCAATGAATGAATTTACAAAATTGCTTCCAACTCCCATGTGTCACCTTATTTCAATAGATTGTCGACTGTTCCAAGAATATTAGATGCTGTTCCTAATGCTCCAGGCGTAACTGTAAAGTCTATGAGTTTTCCAGAAATATTGAATGTCTAAATGTCATTTTGGTCATATCCAAATGACAAACCTGAAATATTTTCAATTCTTACTCCATTCAATGTTATCATTGAACCACTGTAGTTTTTGTCTCCAGTCAAAGCTTTTATTGTCATAGTATATCCTGAATTTGCTAGAATGTTTGTAGAATCACTTACAATGAAATTAGTCAATGCTGAATATATATAACCCTAAGCATCATTCAAAACAGTCATAGAAAATTCATGGTCATATTCATGGTTTATTGGAATATCAATTTTGTTTCCATCATAATAGACTTCAGTGAAATTTTGATGCAATCCTGGAAGTTCTATGCTCTAAATGAAAAATGTAGCTTGTTCTAATCCAGAAAAATTTACTTCAAAGTTGTTTTTTGTCTGAATTCCAAACTTGTTTATGTTATGCAAAAAAGCTTTTACGCCTTTTTCATGACTTAAAGCTGTGGTCAAATTTGTAATGCCACCTAGTAAATTTCCTAACGCTAAACCCATTTATTTTAGAAACTAATCTTTCTATCTATTTACTTTTCTGAAAGAAAAGTCTATCTCATAATCATATATAAAAATATAACTACAAGTTTTAGAAATTTAAATATTTAAAATAAGATATATATATATTGAAAACAGAAAATACAAGATATATATTGATAATTATATATGAAATACATTCGTAATTATATAAACAACATAAATGTTTTTTATATATTAATACTTTCCTAGAAATAAACAACATAAATGTTTTTTATATATTAATACTTTCCTAGAAAATAAAAACATAAACTATTTTCAAAAAAAAAATGAAAATTTTTTTGAAAAAGTAAATATGAAATAGTAAGCAGTAAATTAAAGGAAATATGTAAAAATGTCAGAAGAAAACAATAAAAAACAAAATGCTATTGATATTGCAAATGCATTAAAATAGGATTTTGCTACATCTGTATATAGAATTTATATAAATAGTCTTAAAAGAGAAGTAGGTTTCAAAGAAATAACAGTTACTTAGCAAAAAACATTATCACGTACATTAATTGAAAATGAAAACCGTAAAGATATTATTTTTGATGCTCAATGTGCATTAATAAATTCAGTTTGTTTAGAACCAGAAACTTTTAATATATATGATTGTTCAGAATTTGATAGATTAAAATTATTAATAGCTTTATATCAATCTAACATGTTTAAAAATGATATAAAGTTTACATGTAAAAATTGTGGAGCTCAAAACCAATTTAAATTAGATTTTGATATTGTTTTAAAAAGATTAGATAAAATTGAACTGACAACAAAAAAATATTAGTATGAAAATAAACTTTGGAAATTTAATTTTGAAATTGAATATCCATCTGTTAAAAGAATTCAATTATATTATAAATCTGCAGCATTAAAATATAGAAATACTAATAAAAATGAATCAAAATCTATTGAGAATTTTTAGAATATTGACTATATAAATATGTTTTTGAAATCAGTTGTTATAATAAATAAAAAAACAAAAAATGCTAGAACAATTAATTTTAATGATTTTGAACCAAATGACATTATTCAATTTACATCATTGTTCCCACAAGATGTTCTTTATTCTGAAAATGGTATTCTTAAATATATTACAACTGAATATATAAAGAAAATAAATGATACATTCTAGCAACATGAATGTTATAATTGTGGTGCTAAATATGAAAATGATGTGACAACAACTGAAAGTTTTTTATGATGTTTGGAGAAATAGCTTTAATAACATATCAATATATAATTGAAGCTGAATTTCTATTTCTCCAAAAATTTAAACTTAATCCATTTGATTTAATGAATAAAATGTCATTATTAGATTTATTTTCATATATTGGAATTTTAGAATAGAAAATTAAAAAAGAAAATGATTCTATTCAAAAGAAAGATTTTGAAAAAGCTATTATTTCATTACGTGATATACTTATATTCATAACAATGGGAAAAGATGGTTTAAGAATGAAATTTTGAAGCTAGTTTAACTAGCTTCAATTTTAATATATTTATTTTTAAAAGTAAATATATAAAAAATGGGAAGTAAAAAACTAGCAAATAATAATGGATCACAAGATGCTTTACTTAAAAGTATAAAAGCTACATAGCCAAGTATCTAGATCTAGAAATTATCAGATAAAGAAAAACAATTAGTTGAATAGATACTTCAAAATATCTTTAATTCATATGAAACACTTGAAGAATATGAAAGAATGATTACAAGCAAAAACACTGATGCAATTCTTGGTCGTATTGCAAGTCTTTTAGATGAAGTTAAAGATGATTTTACAAACAATGAACTTACAGAAGTAAAAAATTACATAGTTGATTCATTAAATGAAACTATAAAGAATAAATCAACTTTAGAATTATCAGATAATGACATTGAAACTATTAAAATATAGATAACAAATAGTATTGCAACTATATTATCTGATAAATTAAATAATATAGTTCAAACTTTGACTGATTTTTTCAATGATAAATTTAATACTTTAGAAACTAATCAAAATAATATAGATTCTAATTTAGATGAAATAAATACAAAAAATTCAGATATAACTGAAACTTTATCAGATGAAAATATATCTGAAAAAACACAAACAGAAAAATCAGATAAAACTTCTGAAGATAATATTGAAAAAGAAAAAACTTCTGAAAAAAATACAGAAGATACTGAAGCTTCAGATAATGATAGTCAAAAAACTGATATTTTATCAACAATAAATTCATTTTTAAGTTAGATTTATGATAAACTTGATAATATATTATTAAATATAGAAGAAATTTAGAATAATGTATTGAAAAATTTTTCAAATACTAATAATTTTTTGTCAAAATTAATACCTTCTAAAAAAGAAGAAAAACAACTTAAAGTTGAAAAACAAGAACAAAAAGAAAGTATTGCAATAATTAAATAGATTAAAAAAACATTAGATTCTGTTTTAGATTTTTGTAATAATTTTATAGATTTTTGGGTAGCTAATTTTAAGACATTTTTAAATAAAGTATTTAAAGTATTAACTGCATTTATATTAAAAATTTTAGCAAAAATAGTATTTCCTGTTATGGCTATATTAGCTTTAGGTTTGACATTGATAGCTGAACCAATTGCAAAAATGCTAAAACCAATACAAGAATCATTATAGCCAATATCTGAAGGAATAGGAGAAATTTTAAAATCTTTTGCAGATGCTCTAAGACTTTTAGAAAATCTTGGAGAATTTGTATTAGATAAACTTCAAGTTGTTTGGGATAAAGTAATGGTTCCATTATTAGATGGAATTGGAGTGCATGCTAAAGCAATTGGTGAAGCATTAGGTATTTTTGCATTATCAGTTGTAAATATATTAGCAAATTTAATGAAAGGTTTAAGCACTAAAGCATATGATATTGGTGTAGGATTAGGAAGATTTGTTGATGCTGTTGTAGATATATTAGCAGATTTAATGGAAGGAATTGGTTCATATGCATATGATATTGGTGTAGGATTAGGAAGATTTGTCAATGGAGTTGTAGGTACACTAGCAGATTTAATGGAAGGATTAAAATCACATGCAAAAGAAATTGGTGAAAAAATAAGCTATTTTATGTTAAAAGTTGCAAATACTGTAGCATCAGTTGCATCAATATTATCTTCTATTGTAGGCATAATAGCAGATTTCTTTGAAGGTTTAAGAACTCATGCAAAAGCTATAGGTGAAAAAATATCAGAAATTATTTTAGTTACAGCAGACATTATGTTAGAAGCTGTTAAACTTATAAGATCTATAGTAAAGGATATAATTAAAAATATTCAATTATATATAATAGTACCACTTAAAGCATTACGAACAAAAATACAAGATTTTGCAATATTAGTAGCAGATTGTAGATGGCCTCTTGGTGGACTTGGTGAAGCAATATTAGGTCATAAACCAACAGATGATGAAATTGAAAGAGCTAAACAAGGCAATTCTATCAATGATTATATAAAAGCAGAAACAGATGCATTAAATAAAAAATTTGAAGAAGAAGATAAAGCTGCAGCTTTAGTTGAATTAAATAAAAAAATGGAACAAAAGAAAATTGAGCAAATGCTCAATAGTATTCATATAATAGATGATATGTTTTCTTTAATTAAAGAAATACATAAATATATATTTAAGGACAAAGAACCTATAACTATTGAAACATCTATTCAAATTGTTAAACCAGGATTAGATTCAATTAACAATATAGAAAATCAATCAAAAGAAAACCAAAATTCTTTAGCTGAAAATTTAAATAATAGAAATGAAATTTTGAAAAACAATAAAAATAAAAATAATGCTGAACAAATTGATAATTTTGGACCAAATTTATTGTCATATTTAGATGAAAAATTTAAAATGATTTTTGAAAAATTAGATAATTAGTCAATGATACCAATACCAATACAAATATTAAAAAATAATAAAGATTTTGTAAGAAAGGATAATATTTAATGGGAGTTTTTTCTATTCCAGGTAATATAAAACAAATGCATTTGCCATTTGTTTTAGATCCTAATCAATCTTTAAATACATATGAATATAAAGAAGCTAAAGACGTAAAAGGAATTCCACAAGTATTTTCATTTAGAAATACTAACAAAATGATAAATAGAGGAACAATAAATATATGTCCAACTAGTTTAAAAACTAAAATAATAGATGATATTTCATATAGATATTTATATATTGATAATCCAACTAATGAAAGTGAAAGATCTAAAACTATATCAATAAATACAATATTTGATACTATTCCTGGAATATAGATACGAGAATTTCTTCCAGATACACGATTAGATCAAGCTTTAGATTTTTTTGCTAAACTTATTTCAAGTGTATTAGATATTTTTAAAAATGAAAAAGATCAAAAGAAAAAAGAAAATGAAGCTGCTGGTAAAAAAACAGATGATGATCAAATTGATGATAGTATAATACAAAAATTAGTTAGTGTATGTAAATATGCTGTTAAATATTTAACAGGTTTTGCAGATCAAGATTTATATACTGATTCATTTGGAAAACTTAATCAATCTAATTTATTAAATCAAAATTATACATCTACTTAGAAAAAACTGCAAACATACATATATAATTTTCCATATACTATGTGGTATTAGCTTCAATCATGTACTACAACAAATTTATATGAATTGCCATGTGTAATTGAAAATAGAGAAATGTATGCTAGCAATGGAAATCCAGGTTGGCCAGGAACTGGTATTACATTAGCAAAAGGTGAAAATATGCCAATTATTGGTCCATTAATAAAAAATCTTTTAGGAAATGTCAATATTTCATTAATGCCATGGTGGAGTGGAAAAGAAGGAAATGCTACACCACCATCTACAGTAAATGTCAAATTTGATTTATTCAATGATACTGATGATTCTGCATTGATCAATTTTATATTTGTAAACACTATAATTCCAAATGCAAAATGGATACAATATAATATGTTTTAGCATTCTCCACATTTATATGACATAAAATTAGAAGGATATGGAAGACTTTATGCATGTACAGGAAATTTTAAAGTTACTCAATTTGGCATATTAAGAAATATGCCAAAAACATGGATATAGAATAAACTTAAACCACATATAAATAATTGTATGAATCCAGAAGTATTTTTAAATGCTATAATTTCTGAAAATTTAATAAAAATACCAGATGTATATCATGTTGAATTGACATTTGAATCATTATTACCTGATAATTTTAATAATTATTTGTTTAAATATTCACATAATTCAAATATTATTAATAAGTATTCATCTGGTGAATTCACTAGAACAAATTCTGCTGCAATATCTGCATTGACAAATGGAATTAATGGTATGATTGACAATGTAGTTAAAGTTTGGAATGGAGAATTAGATGATAATGGTCGTAGTACAGGTAAAAAATAAAATTTATGGTTATTTATGATATAAAAAATAGTGATATGGACTATATTAAAATAACAGATTTTGAAAATAGTCTAAGTATTTATATAGATAAAAAAAATAATTATTTTTTTAATCTTAATTCTACTGTATATATAAATATATCAGATGATTAGATATTAACTTATGTTTGTGATTTTGAACTACAATGGCCATTGATTTCATATAAAATATATGGAACAACTAGATTAGCTTGGTTGTTAATGAAAATAAACAATGTTAATATAAAAGATGTTTTTAAAACTGTTCCTATTGGTACTAAAGTAAAATATATAAATCAAGAAAGAGTTTCAGATTTAATATCTGATATTAATAATTTTGATAGTTGATATATATGCAAGATTTTTCAGCTACTTATTTTAATTATGATGGAAAAAGATATTTTTTAAATATCAACTTGTATTCATATGAAACACCAAATGATTTAAATGATGATAAAAAATATTATAATTTTAGTTTAAATAACAGTAATGTTATATCATTAGAATATAGTAATGAATTTAATAAATTATTTATAAATGGTGAACTAAAATATCAAGATAATTACGGTGTAATTGATAAATTTTTAGATAAACAATTTATTTATATTGAAGTAATTTTCAAAGAAGTTATTCAAAAATTTGATAAAGATATAACAATTGAAAAATTAAGTGAAACATCTAGTTTTGTACATAAATTTTTTGTCAATAGTATAAAAATTTTAGATAGACAAAAACATATTATAACTTATCAATTGAATTTTTTAAGTGTACATTGGTTTCAATGTATGAGTACAGTTAATTTTACTAATTACAATAAGAAACAAGAATCAATATTTAACATTATAAAAGCTATATTAATGGAAAATGAACTTATTGTTGATACTGAATCTTTTAAAAATACTGTATCAAATGTACGTATAAATTACATAACACAAAAAAATGATAATGTTATAACAGCAGTTAATTATCTTTTAAGTAAATTATATTATTATAAGGAAAAAGATAATAATTTAAAATTTTTAACATATAATAGTTTTACAAATAAATATCAAATAGTAACTATAGATAATCAAGATACATATTTAGGTGCAACAAATATCATTTTGTCAATGTTTAGATCAAATACTGAATTTTCAACACAAAATGAACCAAATGAATTTAATACTGTTACAAAATTTCCTAAAATACATGTATATCAAAACAATAAAACTAAATTGTTTTTTGATTTTAATTATGATAAAAATCGATTTGTTGATAAAAGTATTGATACTAAAGAAATTTTAGCATATCAAAATAGCAAATTCAATCATCAAAACTATAAAGAAAAATATACATTTTTTAATAATAAAATAAAATATTTAGAGAGTGGTACTTATTGGAATAATACATTTAATATTTATATAAATTCAGTTAAAATGCTTTTAGAAGATTCATCATTAGTTATAAATACTACAGGTAATATTTTGGTAAAACCTGGATTTTTATTAAATATTTCTCTTGATAGAGATTCTAAAGATATTGCAACAGATGATTTAAATAAATTAGATGATATTAAAAATAAATATAAAATTTTTGAAGGTCTTTGGATAGTTGCAAAAGTACATGATATTATTATACCAAGTTTAATTGATTCTAATCTTATACGATATCGTCAAAATTTAGTTTTAATTAGAAACTATTCTCTTTCAATAGATTGATTTTTTAGAAAAGTAAATAGTAATTTGTATGGCAAGTGAAGATATAAAAAACGAAGAAGTTGACAATAAAACTGAAAACAATCAAGTATCAACTGATGATAATAAAACTGATGATAGCAAAAATATTAGTTTGTTTGCAGATGAAAATACTAAAACTGTATCAGTTTGCGATATTGATTTAGATTAGATACTTATATCTTTACATTTCAATGCTGCTAAAAAAGCTTCAGCTAAAAATTCTGATATTCAAATAACAAATAGTGCAATTGATGGAAAAGATAAAAAATCAGCTAAATTCACTGGAGCTGGTTCTAATATAATAGCTGCAACAGTAACAAAAGAAGATTAGTTGATTACTGTTGATGAAGCATTGCCAGTCATTCAAGAATATGTCCAATGGTTTGCTGGTCCAGATATTGTATCTAAAATAACAACAGATAAAATCTACATTATTCCAGGATCTGAAACTAGCAATACTGAACAAGAAAATAAAACAGAAGAAAAACAAAATGAAGAATCTTCATCAGCTGAAAATACTGAAAAATCTAATGAATAGAATAATGAAAGCATACATATTCCATCATTTTCAACATATTTATTGAATGAAGCTGCAGAAGATGAAGCTTCAGAAAAATCTAATGAAGATTCTGAATCTTCTGAAGAAAATGCTGAATCAAGTGACACTAAATCTGATTCATCTGACACTGCACCAGAAAAAGATAAAACACAAAAAACTGATACAAATAATACTGAATCACAAAAAGCAAAAGGTTGGTGCATAACATATAATCTTATTGTAAAAGGACGTCCTGAACATAAAATTGCAGATGCATTCAAGATGATAGGAAAAAGTCTTGGAAAAACATTAGGAAATATATTCAAGAATTTAGGAGTATCATCATTTGATTGGAGAAGTGGTTCAGCTGGAGAAGTGCATACTATTGGTGATGTAGTAGATTCACTTGACAAAGTTTTTGGAAAAATAAATCCTGATGAACTTCAATCAAATTTCAATTCTGAATTGAAAAATAAATTTCCACAATCAAATGCTCAATCTGTCATTATTGATTCACAAACTATAATAAAAAATCTTAGCAAACGTTTAGATGGAAAAGCTAAATCTGCTATAAAAGCAGTTGATTTAGCTATTTGCGTAAAAGTCGACAAATCAGATAAAAGCTACAAACTTTTCAATCAACAATCAATTGCAGATTTAGTTAATGCTTCTATAAAAGGATTGTTCAAAAAACTAAAGCATGGAATAAGTTCAAAAGATGTTATTTTAGTCAATAATTATTCTGAAGATGCAAATAATAATGAAAAAATAGATATTGACAATGAAGAAAAAGAATCTAAACAAAAGGAAGAAGTCAATTCTAGTCAAATAAACAACATTTCTGGAAAGCTTATAATAGAAAATACATTGAAAACATATCTAGCAGATGATATTGTTGATGTAGAATATTTATCTGAAAACTATATAGCAAACAATATTATGTCAATGCTTTTTGAGGAAAACACTGCTGTTACAGAAAAAGAAGAAAAAACTTCAGAGACTACAGATGAAAAATCATCAGATGAAACAACAGAAAAATCTTCAGAAAACACTAATGATGAAGATATTAAAAAACAAGACAATTCTAAATACAAAAATATTGCAATACCAAGAATAATTGAAAATTTGCAAAAAATAAGATCTAATTTAGATGAGTTCATAAAACAAACATTTGTAAATAAAGATGGAAAATCTTTAGCATATGCTAACAAAGAAAACAAAAATTATGCTAAATCTGGTTTCAAGCCATTCTATGAAATATTAGCTGATGCTGATTTAAGTGAAAAAGACACTGAAGTAAAATTGAACAATTTAAATGACAACAATATTGTTTGGAAAAAATTAGCAAATACGCCAATTGACAAGATTTTAGCTAAAACTGCATCAACTGAAGAAGATAATAAAGATTCTAAAAACTCAGAAGAAAATCAAGAAAACACTGATGACAACAATGTTAACACTGGTTTAGATTTTTACATTGTTCCAATGAAAGGTTTGAAAAAAGGTGGAGCTAAACAAGATTCTGAATAATTTTTGAAATATTGATATGGAAAATTCTAATACACCAATTTTTGATATAGATGCTGGAGTTTTACTTGCTAAGTTGCATTTAGCAGCAAAAGATCAAGTAAAAACTGACAATGGAATGTTCATTGTCAACACTGGAATTTTAAATCCTAATGATTCAGCAAAACCTGAAAACATTGGAAATGTAAATTTTGATTTAGGAAACAAAAGTGGTGAATATCAATTAGGAATTGCTAAGCTTTTTGAATATCAATTGCAAATAGATCTTAAAAAACAGAAAAAACTTGTTGATTTAGACAAAGAATTAGTAAAAGCTGAAGAAAAAGACAAAAAAGAAAAAGAAAAACAAAAATTGACTGATAAAGATGCAGACAAAAAATCTGCAGCATTAGATGTCTAGAAAAAAATCATAAAAGCTTACAATGATTTGCTTAAAGGATTTAAAGTAAAAGAATTCAAAGTTTCAGAATCTGACATTGAAAACAATAAAATTGAATTCAAAGCAGCTCAAAAACAGTTTTTTGACAATGTAGCTAAAGAAAATGAAACACGTAAAACTGAACTTGAAACTAATTTGACAAAAGCAAAAAATGAAGGTTTTAAATCTTTACAAACGTATTTCAAAACATTTTCTGGTGAACAAAATGCATCAAAAATATCTTAGAACCAAATGCGCACAATATATGCTGATGCAGATGGAAAAACAAAAACATCAAATGATTTTCAGAAAAACATAAAGAAATATCTTGTTGATTTGAAACCAATAATAGCTAATGTAAAAAAAACTGATGAAGCTATACAAGAAAAAGAACCAAACAAAATTATTTAGAGACATATAATGTTTTTAGTTGGATATACAATTGAACTTTAAAAATGGCAAATAAAATATATAATGTTGGAAATAATCAAACAAATTTGTTGTCAAATGACAATTTAGTTGTCTATAGTGATATTTCAATGAAATCAAAGTTCAATTCTGCAGCAACATCTAGAGAATTTTACATAAAGCCTAATGAAATCAATTATTTAAAAGATTTAGAATTAGAAAACTACATATATAGTAGCACTAGCAATGGTAGTGTTGAATTGACAGCTGATTCAAAAATTTCAAATTATGTTATTTCTAATTTAGATAAATTAAACAATACTTTAAACAATGTTTCAATATTGACTGATAGAGATTTATCACATGATTTAGATACTGTTAAAATATTTCCTGACAAATCTTATATAGATGACTACAATAGTTTTATCATTAACACATCTATGTCAAAATATAAAGTTGACAGAAGTGTCAATGTAAGAGCTGTTCAAAATTCTTTGCATAATATTTTTTCATGGTTGCCAGGTGAAAGAATTTTGAATCCAGAATTTGGAAATACACTTTACAAATATTTGTATTCTGGAATAACTGATTACAATACAGAATAGATTATAGCTGAAATTCAACATTGCATTTCAGAATATGAACCAAGAGTATCTATAAACTAGATTGTAAATGTTTCAACTGTTGAAGACACTGAAAACAATACTATTCATCTTGAAATAATATATTCTATTCCTACATTGAATGAACAACAATATAGTTATATGTATACATACACAAAACAATCGGAGTGAAAATAAACTATGGCTAAAATTTCAGATCTTTCAACACTTTCATCATTAGAAATGAATGATTTATTGCTAGTGTCTAGATTAGTTGGCACTATAAATAAACAAGATAATGTTTTAAAAAAATATATATCATTTAATATAGATGCAGCTTCATTGACAACACAATTATGTGGAGCTATATATGCTAAACTAGAGAATGATTATATTCAACCACTTTATAATAGTACTAATTATGTATTAAATGAAATATCTGATAAATATAATAAACATGTAGCTACATTAAATTTACATATATCTAAATGTAATGATATACTTAATACTTTAAATAATTTATCTAGTACTTTATCAGATGAATAGAATGACTTTAAAAACCATTTAACTGCTACATTCACAAGCTTATCTAATGATTTAAGTACTAAAATTAAAGATTTATTAAATGGTATAAATAACAATATAAATATTACTAGTGCATCAATGAGTAGTACTTTATCTAGTGATTTAACATCCTTATATAATTAGATAACAACATATATATCTAATAATTGTGTTTTACTTACTGGTAATTAGTTTATTAGTGGTACTAAGACATTTACAAATCCAATTCATGGTATGGCATTAAGTTCAAAGTGGAATTGATTTTTCTATTTCAATTTCTCATTAAATGAGTAGTTTAAACTACTTATTTTTTTTTGTACAATATTTTATGTATGAAAAATAAAGTTTTGCTTTTAGGTGGAAATGGATTTTTAGGTAAAGGTTTATAGAATGAACTGCAAAAAAGAAATATTTATTTTAAGTCATTAGATTTAAATGATGCTGATTTAAGTACAGATGTTGGCTAGAAATTTTTAAAACTTTTCTTAAAAGAAAATGATTATGACAATATTGTGATACTTGCATCAAAAATAGGTGCAATACTTTTTAATTCAGAACCATATTTAGCAGCTAATTACAATAAAATTCTTTATAACAATATTGTTCAAAGTTGTTTTGAAACAATGTTAAATGAAAATAAACATTTTTCTATAACATTTTATTCTACATCTGAATGTTTTGGTTCATTAGATTCTATTGATGATGTTATAACTGATAAATCAATGTATAAATTTAATCTAGAAAATCCTAGATATTTATATTCATATAACAAATATTTAATTGAAAATAAACTGTTTGATTTTCAGAAAGCATATCCAGATTTACTTTAGAGTATTAAGATTTTGAGACCATTCAATGTATTTGGAAGAAATCAACAAAGAGGTGTCATATATAATATGTTGTTTTCAGGTATAACTACTTAGAAAATTTATTATTCAAAGAATACGACACGTACATTTACTGATATTGATTTAGCCAGTAAAATGTCAGTTGACAAAATTTTATCAAATAAAAATTGCAAAGCAAATATAGTTGACAATAAAAATTCATTGTCAATGAAATCACTTGCAAATATCATTAATGATATTTTGACAGAAAAATTGAATATCAAATTAGATTTGATTGAACTTCCAATTGATACTGCTATTCAATACAGACATACATCAAAACCAGATTCTAATATAGAAGAAATTAAAAACAATATGAAGAATTCTATTTTAGAACTTATAAGTGAAATTCAACAGTATTTGAAACAAATTTGAAATTTCAATTAAATTTTTTATTAATTTAAGCGCAATTTTTTGCGCTTATTTTTATTTTTTGAAAAGTAAATAGATTTTAAAGGAATTTTGTTTATGGAAAAAACAACAGATGTAGAGAAATTTGTTAAAGCTGTGATAAATAATAAAAATGTAAAAGCATCAAATTTTTTAGAGAAAATCATAAAAGATAAATGTTTTAAAAAAATAAAAAACACTTTAAATAGCTAAATTAGTTAATAACATGGCATCATCTACAGATAATAATATATAGTATTTGAGATTTTCTGCTTATAGTATAAAAGATCTTATAACTAGAAAACTTTCAGAAGACACAAGATTCACAGATTAGGTCTATGAAGGATCAAATCTTGCAATATTGATTGATATTGTGTCATATATGTATCAATGTTTAATGTATCAATTGAATTCTGCTGCAGCAGAAGCTATGTTTAGTGACACATAGATATATGAAAATATAAATAGACTTTGCAAGTTTATTGGTTATAATCCAAAAGGTTATTCACCATCAACTACAACATTTACTATAACAAACAAACAAAATTTAACTGTTAATCAAGGAAGTTTTAAGAAATATTCAACAATATATACTAAACTTAGTGATGCAAATGGAAGAAAAGTTTATTATTCATTAGTCAAAGATGAAGATTTGAATGTAAATAATGATGCTACATTTATTTTCTACAATGGAATATGGAAGCTTTATCCTACTATTTTTACATCATCAGGTGAAGCATTTTAGACATTTGTATTAGATGATTTGAAATCAGATTCAAATTCTAAGCAATATGTATCAGATTCTATGATACATGTTTATGTAAAAGACAGTTTGAATCAAAATATATTTAAACAATGGACAGCTACATCTGATGGTTTGTTCATGGCAAACAATACTGACAATGGTTCATATATACATACTAGCACTGACACTATATACAATGTAAGACTTAATGAAAACAAAGTATATGAATTGTCATTTGGTGACAATACAACTGGTGAAATTCCAGAAAAAGATGCTCAAATTTTCATTATGTATCTTGATTCAAATGATGAAACTTTGCAATTGAATCCATATGATGTTGAAAATGCTAAGATAGTCCATAATAAATCTGTTTTTGGCATGTCATCAGATGTATATAAAGGAATTTTTGGAGCAGATGAAGATATTGATAGTTCAAATATGGCTAGTGGCACAATCTACTCAGATGCTAAATGGTCAAACACTGAAAAATCATCATATGGTTTAGCTGAAGAAAGCGTAGATGAAATAAGACGAAATGCTCCACAATGGTTCAAAACTGGAAATAGACTTGTAACTGCATCTGACTATGAATATTTCATAAAAAACAGATTTAAATCTGATATTCTTGATGTAAAATGTCAAAACAATGCAGAATATATTTCTACATTCTATAGATGGTTGTACAACATTGGTGTAAAAAAACATAATTCTGGAGATTATTACATAACTCCAAATAGATTGACTAAATATGATTTGAAATATTCAGATGCTGCTGACATGAACAATGTATATATTTGGATAAAAATGATAGCAGATGCTGAAATATATAAAAATGTTTTGAATTCTGAAATAACTAGCATAAAAACACTTACACATGAACCTGTTTATCTAAAACCATTAGATGTCTATTTTGCTCCATGTGCACAAACTGAAGAACAAGCAATGCAAATGTATTTTAGCAATGACACTACAATGTTTGATGCTAACAACTATTCATATTTTGAAATAACTATTGACAATAATACATTGTATGCTAACTCAAACATATAGCAATAGATTGCTACAAAAATTCAGAATTTTTTCAATGAAGACAATTTCAAACTTGGACAACTAGTTAATTACAATGATTTGCTAGATGACATATATGAAATTGGTTCTATAACAAATGTAAGAACTGTTTACTATAATACTGAAACTGGAGAAAAAAGAATATAGATTGGTTTGTCATTTGCAACATGGACATCAACATTCATAGATTATGGTGATGATCTAGAAATTTCAACTAACTCTAGATCACTTGAAACATTCCAATTTCCTATTTTATATAATTCAGCAAATATTGCTAGCAAAATAAAAGTTATACGTAAATCTGTCAACAATATAAATACTGTTCAATATTGATTTTTAGAAAAAAAATCAAATTTTAATGCTAAGACATATTCTTAGCATTTTCTATTTTCACAAAAAGTAAATAATAAAAGTATGAGTGAAAATGTCATAAGTAGTAATGAATTAAGTAATTATATATCTTTAATAGAAAAAAACACAAATAATTTTTCTTTTACTAGAGAAGCTGTAAATGCAGTCAATAATTTCAATTTCAAAAAGACTGCTTATGATACATTGTCTGGAAACAGCAACACAAAAGATTCATATATTTGGAATGCTTTGTCGAATATTGCTGAAAAATCATTGTCAGATTCATTTTTACATGAAAATATTTCAGAAGTATTTGAATCAAATATTTTGAATTTTATTGACAATATATCAGATATTGACACTTGCAAGATAAAATCCTTGCAATCAATGATAAGTCAATTAGGCATTAATTATACTGTTTTTGACAAAATAAAATTAATGCCATTGAAAATATTGAAGTTGATAGATGTTTTATCAATAAAAAAAGAATATTTGTTAAATGGAAATAAAGTTCAACCATTGTTTGCATAGTTGTTAGGTGAACAAATTTCAAGTTTAAATACAGAAACATCAGTAGATTTGATGTCAAACATAGAAAAATTGACTAATGCTAGATTGACATCTGTATTCAATACAACAGATGAATCTATAATTTTGTCTACAGAATTAGGCAAAGACAACATATCAGTCAAATACAAACCATACATAAACAGCAATTTGCTTTACAATTTCACTTCAGCTGTCTACAATAAAGTATTGTCAGATTATTGTCATCTTAAATACAATTGGTCTGATTTAGAAATCTATAGAGATTTGTCTGACACAATAATTCTTTCAGATTTCACTATTGCAAATACTGATATTGATGAAATTGACAAATTAGAAAAATATAGATTAAAATACAATGTTTCAAAAAGTTTTAATCAAGTCGTTGAATATGATAAAATAGAAAATGGATACACAAAATTTTCAGATTATTCAATTCATGAACAATATTTGCTAAGTGCTGAACAAGCATATAGAAACCAACCTTTAAGTGCAAATGAACTATAGTCAAGATATTATTATTACAGGCAAAAAGCAGTGCAAGAATATTTCAAGTTTGTTGAAAATGAATATTCAAACTATTTGTCATTGTATATAGATTCTTAGAAATACAATGTCGACAATTCATATTTGATTGTCAAAAACACATCTTAGAGACTATATACTAAAAATAGTGATGACTATAACATAAATCAATAGATGATTGAACATGTTGCTCAATTGTTAGCGCAAATAACAGATTCAATACGTGAAATTCGTGAACAAATAAAAACTCAAGTCCAAAAGAATTTTCTTAAAGGAACAAAACTTCATTTGTCATATGTAGTCAGAGAATATGTAAAAAACAATATTTATCCTGTATACAAAAAAATATGTTAGCAACTAAATGCCACTGATCAAATACATGAATATCAAGTTTCAGATGTAATAATCAATGTAAATGAATATGTAGATCCAACTGAATACTTCAACATAAGCACTGCAAATGATGCTGAAAATGAAAATGTAAATGCAAGATTTTGGGAATCATCAAAATACATAAATCAGTCATTGCCACATAATTCAAACAATATTTTTTCAAATTCTAATTTCATAAAAGGTTCATCTAAAACAGAATTTACATTTGACAATATCTATAGTATGTATAGTCAAAATCTGCAAATGCAACTTGAACCAATTAAATCAACATTATCATTATCTAAATATGATGACAAATAGAAAACTACATTGAATAATTTTTTGAACAATGTCTATAACACAGGAGCAGACAATACATTCAAATCTTCAAATGGAAACATATGTTGCAATATTGATTTGAATTTGACAAATTCAATTTCAAACTACAATCAATCTAAATTATCTTCATTTAGAGACTACAAAAATAGATTGTTCAAAAAATACAGTGGTTTGTCATCTGGATCAGAATCATTTTACAATTTGAAAAACAAAAAACATCCATCATATCAAATCCATCCATATTTGCAAGCATTTATGTATTCAGATGAATTTGACTATCCAATTGACAATATTGCAAACATAATTTCTGAAAAATTCTCAGATATTCTATACAATAAATTGTCTACTTATATAGATCAAAATGGATATCTTAAAAATGTATGGAATAATCCATATAATGTCAATTCTGACTATATTTCAATATATGAAAAATCATCAAATAAAACTCCATTGAACGTCACTGTTGAACATATTGACTATGATGGCATTTTCTATCCAACAACTATCTATGAATTTTTGAAAAATTCTAATGAATTTAAAATATCATTGAATAATCAAACTAACAAATGGTACAATAAATTGAATTTGTCTTAGACAGAATTGTCACAAATAACTTCATAGTTGACAAATTTAAGTTCATATTTAACAGCTGTTGCTAATAATCCATATTATAACATTTACAGATATGGAAGAGATTATTTCAATAATATGTATATTTTAGTCAAATATGATAATAGTATTAGAAATATAAAAGATGCAAAACATTTAGATAGTGATTATTGGAAAGATAAACCTGGAATAATGTTCATGAGAATAAAAAACCATCCAATTGCTTTTCCAATGATGGTTTATGATACTAGTAATAATTACAAAAATGACATATCACAAATAAAATATATCAACAACAAACATTTAGTGTTAAAATCAAATACAGCTTTTGACAATGTTAATATGATATCAAATTTTGGAAACAATTTAAATAGTTTTAAATTTCCAGCTGTATATGATTTTACAATTTCAAAAGATAAATCTGAATTGATGTTTGTATGCAAATATACTGAAAATTCTAATAATGAAACACAAGTTATACATGCTAACATAAAGAAGATATTTGATAGTTCACTTGAACAAAACAAATACAATTATTATTTGACACAAGATATTCAAAGTGGTTATTCTGATTCTACTTAGTATATTCCATTATCTGATTATACTTTTGAAGGTTTCTACAACAACAATACAAATTTAGGTGTTGTTGCAACAAAACTAAATAATAATAGATATACAATCTATATGCCATATTGGATTAAAAATGAAAAATATGGTGATCAAGTCAAAAATTATCTAAGATATGATTTAACTTGCAATGATTTAAGCGTTAACACTAAGATACATATAAATGTAACAGATAAAAAAAATATAACAGTTGCATACATAAACAATAAATTGACAAACAATAATCTAAGTTTAAAAGACAGATTAGGACATATTTTCAGTAATTATCCATAGATAAAATCAAATAATTAGTCAATAAATGACAAAATTGACACTATAAATAGATCAATAACGACACGAGAATTAGTTTATGACTCAAAACAAATAAAACCTTTGTCTAATATTGACAGAAAATATGTATTGTATGGAAATATGGGATTTGTAAAAACTTTTAGAGATAAAGATAACAATATTTATTAGACTAATGATAACAACAATGGTAGCTGTTGGCAGAAAAATTTGATATAGAAACAATAGGTTAAATTTGAACTTATAGGTAAACCATCGGCTACTAGTAATAAAGGTATTTTCTTCAAATTTGCTATTCCAGCAAGAATGCATGAAAGTTATAGCACAAAATAGTACAATGAAATATTTGATTCATCTGATACTAAAGCAAATAGCTATCGTGTTGGTAATTATACTGATGCAAGATATTCTGAAATGAAAAAACGTCTATAGACAATTTCAAGATATATATATGATCCTACACAATTTTAGACTGAACTTGGAACAACAGACATATCAATACGTATAGATGAACAATTTAATGTAGATTTGAATGATATTACTAATAAAACTGATGGTGAATTTTCGAAAAAAACTTTTGATAAATTCAAAGATAATGCATATCTTATAAAAGCAACAAACATTAGAAATATACATGAATTATATGATCCAGGTACTTATAGATCACAATATCAAGCAAATATTAGCAATCAATATATAATTGGTTTATACAACAACAATGGAACTGAAGATGTTTTGTCTGTTTGTTGGTATAACACAACTAAAGGCATAAAACTTGATTTCAACACTAAATGGTACAATTACCATACTGAACATGATTTTAAGCAAGATTCTAGTCTTAAAAATCTATATAACATAAAACATTAGTTTTTGAATCTAGATTCACCTGGAAATTCAGGTTATTTGCAATTGCAGAAAATTGTCAATAATGCTTTGATTCCATCTCATATATTTTTCATTAAAAACATATCAGATACTACACCTAAATTTATTTTGCAATTAGTTGATGATAAAATCAATGATGATTTTCATGATAGTGTACAAGCTAGTATTGACAAATATTATATTAAATCTGACAAATATAAAGATATTGAAACTTAGATTGAGAAAAATAATGATTATATCAAAATTGGTGATTCTAAACTATATGTCACTAGTTATTTCAATTAGATACATTAAAAGGATTTAAAATGGCAGAAATAAATATTAGAAATCTTGGATATATTTATAGTACTGAATTGACTAGTACTGGTGATATTGTGTTTTTAGGTTCAAAAATAACTAATGATAGTTGGCGAACTGGAAATATCCATTACAGTATTCTTTCTAATCAGTTAGTTGCAAATATTTCAACTGGTATAAAATCATCAACTGATACTATAGTAAATTCAGCAATAGATGATATTAGATCAACTTTAGGAAATACATATACATTGACATCTGTTGCAAGTAGTATTTCAACTGAATTGAAAAATGATATAACTGCTATAAATAAACAAATAACTAGTATTTAGACAGGTACAGTAGATTCAGATACTATAAAAAAAGCAGTTATAAAAGATATACAAATTGAAAATTATGCTAAAATATCATCTGTAAGTGTTATTTCAACTAGTTTAACTACTGATATAACTTCAATTAGCACTAACTACATTAAAAAAACAGATGTTTCTAATATTTCAACTACATTAAATAGTGAAATAATATCAATTTCTAAGTCTTTAGATGATTTATCTGATAAAGTTGCTGCACTTAGCACTATGGGTACTGGAAGTAGTTCTGGGGGAACTATTGGAGATATTGATCCTGAACTTTCAGCTAATATAAATAGACTTACTTCAGATTTATATGGACAATTTGTTGACTTGTCAAATGATAAGTATTTATCTTCTAGTGATAATATTGTTTATACATTATATGATAACACTAGTGATAGATATAGACCTAGTATGATGAGTGTATTAAACGATATACGAAATTCAGTAGGTAGTAATGGTTTAAATTTTTACTATTTATATCCAATGTTAACATTTGAGTTTTCTATAGATGTTACTTGTTCAGAAGGTTTAAAATTATACACAAAAACAAATCAATTAAAATCTAGTTAGTATAGTGATCAAGATGATAATGTTACTAATTTTAATAAATATGAATATATACCAACAAGTATAATTGGAATTTCTTGCAATGATCCTGATATAGAAATTTACAATGTATATATTAAATCTGAAAATGAATATTGTTTTCTTATAAATGCAAATAGTGCTAAAACTGCTAAAATTGATTTATCAGTTATAACATGTCAAGTTGGCAAATAAGATTAAAAGGAATATTTTTAAATGAATATACAATCAATCACAGAACTTAACACACTACAAAATGCAATATCTAATATTCAAGCTGAAACTTGGCTTGAAGTTAGTTATAATAATACATCATATAAATATGATTTACGTAAATTTATTGATTATGTAAATGAATTGACAACAAATCTACAAAAATAGATTAATGATTTATCAAATAACGTCAGTGTACTAAATGAAAGAACAACTAGTGCAGAAAACAATTTTGGAAATTATTTGCCACTTACAGGTGGAACATTGTCTGGTCCATTAACTATTAATACATATGCATTTAATGATAATGTTTCATTTGACATATTAGGTATAATGAATGTTGAACGAACTAAAGTTAATCTTGCAAACAATGTAAAATTATATGGTATAGCTACATCAGCACAATGGTGTTGATTAAAATCTTTAATCATTTAAATATTTAAACTGTTTAAATATTTAAATATACAAAATTTGAAGTGAAATGATAAAACAATTAAAATCAATCAAAAGTTTTACGTCAACAAGCAATAATAAAGCATTTTTGCTTGAAATAGAAAATAATGGTAGTACTCAGTTTGAAATGTATTATGCAAATATTGAGCAAGCTACTAATAATTCTGATAAATATTTCAATAAAAATTGTTTAATTGCAAATAATAATGATGAACTTTATTCATCAATTTATTGTTTAAATAATTTATATTTAAAATCTGCTTTATACAATAAAACTGTTGATTCTAATCTTCCAGATTCACGAAATTTTCAAAATATATACAATTATAGAGATAATTCATTATTGACAAGCATCATAAATCAAATTCAAGTTGGAGATACAATCTATCAATTGAATGGTTTGAAATCATTAGGAAAAAACACAATTTTATCTGATGTTTACTATTGGCATTTAACAAATTATCTAAGTACACTTCCAAATGTGCACCTTAGCACTATATTGTATGATTATAGTAATGTAAACACTGCAACATCTATAAATGATTTGAATATTGATACAATAAATTCAAACAAATTGTCAAAAGTTGAATACAATCAAATAATTGAAATACCTGGACATGCTAAAAATGACTATGATTCTGGACAATATACAGCAAATATATATAAAACTAAAAATGAATTGAATAGTTTATATAGTATGTCTCATAATGATTTTGTTACAAATTTAATTAATGCTAGAAAATATATTGCAATAGATCATTGTAATGACTAGGTTTATTTAAAATACTATGACAACATAAATTACAATAACAATACAAAAACTGAATCAGATAATTGCATGAACAATTTGAATTTTCAGAAAATTGAAGTTTTAGCAAGTTTAAATAGATATGAATACACATAGACACATAAGACAAATTATTATGATGTAGATATTGTATGTGAAAAAATTTTTGAATCATTGAATAATATAAATAATGAAAACAAAGATAAAATAAAAAATACTTTAAAAACTGAAATTGCTAATATAATATCTGATATTTGCAAATAGGTAGCACCTGTTGATACTCAATTAGTTCAAGTAAATGTATTAGAAAATGAAACTGATATTTAAAATTTTCTGAAATTGTGAACTTTATGCTATGCTGAAGTCATGGCATCTATCTTGCGAATTTTGTGTATAATATTTAAGTTATGAATGATTCGAATATTTTAGTAGGTGTTTTATTTTTAAAAAAAGCAAGTGATTTATTAGATAATGATGAGCCAGCAGTTAGTTTGACACTTTTGAAATTAGCTAAAGCTATTTTAGAAACACATAAAATTTCATAGGAATCATTGTCTGAAGCTGAAAAATTATCATTAGAAATTGCTAATTAGCCAAAAAATAATATTTCAAACAATATTTCAAACAATATTTTAAATGAAATTTCATCAGATAAAAGTATTTTAAATACAGCAGCTAATTTATCAAATGGACAATAAACCACATATATTTGTTGAAGTAACACTTACTAATAATTGCAATTGCAATTGCGCATATTGTTTTGAAGGTTCTCATACATGTAATCCAAGAAATCTAGATATTGAAAATAGACAATTATAGCTTATAATTGATGCATGCAAAAATTTTGATAAAGACAAATATAGTTCATTTATATTGTCATTTTGGGGTGGAGAGCCATTTTTAAATACTGATTTTATGGATAAAATCATAGAAAATACATGTGATTATGATTTTGTCAAATATCATTGTTATACAAATGGAACATTGATTGATAGATTTAAAACTTTAATTTCTAAAGATTATTTTTAGAAAAATAAACATAAATTTCATTTTCAATTGTCTTATGATGGTGAACCACATCATACATTGAAGCGTGGAAATACTGGAAAACAAGTAATAGAAACTGCTCAATATTTATATGATAATGATATTTAGTTTTCATTCAAAGCTACATTGTCATATGATTTGATAGATAAACTTCCAGAAATTTGGGATTCATATAAAGAATTAGCAAATAGATTTGACAATAAAGTTACATATTTTCCAACATTAGATACTGCAACTTCTCCAAAACCTGAAATATTTGAAATTTGGAAAAAAGTTGTTGTAGAAGTTGCTAAAAAAGAATTGCAATACATTAAAAAGAACCATAAACCATTATGGCAATGGTTTAGTGATGGCAGAAAAATGAATTGTGGATTAGCAAATAGTATTCATATGCATAATGATGGAAATATTTACATTTGTCATGGATGTCCATATCTTTCAAATTCAAAAAAGTTTATAACTAACAATATAAATGACATAAATTCATTATATGAAGTTATTTCTGAAAAATTCAATATGGAACTAGATGAAAAATGCATTAAATGTGGCGCTACACATTGTTCTGCATGTCATGTCACTTAGTTGAAAGATGATGAAGATATATACAAAAATTGGTCATCATGTAGATCAAACAATAAAAATAAATGTAAATATTATCAATGGTTTGGATATATTTCTAAATTATTGAATTATGTTTATTTAACACAAGGAATTTGATTATGTCAATTAATTTATCAAATATTAATGAATAGGTAAAATTACCAGAATATTATAATGATTATAGATATAGTTTACTTGATAAGTTACATGATAATCCAGATAAAAAAATTAAAGAAGAAGATTTATGTGCTGTTGGATTTTCATGTCATGGAGAAAAAGGTTGTATATTTACAGTATATCCAGAAGATGATAATACATCATTTAATAATATAACTGAATATAAATGTATTTTTAGATCTAAAGTGCCTATTGTTAAAACTTCATATGATGAAGATGATTTTGGATATGATGATAAAGGAAAACCAATTTTGTCAACAAATAGTGTTCGTCGTCCACTTTCAACTATAATTGATTCACATGATTTTCCAGAACACTGGTCTATGCCTGTTCCAAAATCAAATGATGAAATAATTTATTGTAAAAACCATGCATATTCTTATACTAAACAAGAAGTAGAATCTGTAGCATATAAAGATACAAAATATTACCAAGGTAGTAGAACAGAAATACAATCTGAGTGTAGAGGTCATATATTAAATTCAGAATTTATAGAAATATCTCATGATACTATACTTAAATACTATAATATAAGTATAGGTGATTATAATTGGTTAGTAGATGTACTTAATAAAAGAATTAGAGAAAAAAATAAATCTCCAAAATATGCTTGGAATAATAATAATACTGGTATTGAACGTTTAAATACTGCACAATCTGGTAATATTATAAAAGAACTTAAAGAATTGAATAATATTCTTGGCAAAATGCAACCAGAAGGTAATGATAAAAAAACTGGCAATCGAAAACATGATCATTGGATTTATCATTCAGATAAATTGTCTAATGAAACTAATTTGATAGAAACAGAACTAATAACAAATGTTTTTGAAGTTGTAGCTAATAATGAAATTTAGGATTGCATATGTTATTCTGATTGCAATGGATATTCAGTTTGTTGGTGTTATGGAAATTGCAACTACTATTGATCTATGATTATAGAATTTGGAGCATTTAACAATTGTACATCATTGAAAGAAATACATTTGGAAAAATGTGATTTTCCTGTTAATACTAACATATACAATTGCAATACTCCAAAAAATTTGCAGATAATAGTCAATGATAAAGTATACAAAAAATCATTAGAAACTGAAATTCCAGCAAATCATAAAAATTTAAAACTTTATTCTGAATATATTAAAGACAAATTACATAAAATCAAACATGTCAATATTATTGAAAGTATAATATATATTGATATGTTTACATAGATGTATAATAAAACTGAAGTATCATAGGTATTAAGATCAATAGTGCAGATTTTAAAACAAAAGTATCATATTTCAGATGATAATATTGATTATGTAAAATTTCAAATTGGAAAAATAGGAAAAATAAAAAATGGATCATAATTTTGAACTTCTTTTAGTTAAAGATCAAGGAAATTTTTGGCAAGTATTAGGTATTACATATTCTAATGCAATGCTAGTTGAACCAGATTGCAGTACATTGAGAGCAACATTGTTGACAATTGAAGATTGTAAAAAAGCATTAGCTGCTGGAAAGAAAATAACAATATGCAAAACATTAGAATATCCAGAAGTTCAACCAAAAGATTTAGTCATTGAAGCATTAGATGATTTAGCTAGATGTAAACAAATGGCTATAAATGAAGTTTCAGCACGAATGCATCAAGCGTTGTTTACAGTTTCAGTAATTGATTTGATGGATTATTTGAATAATTATGTGTCACTTTTGAATGCAGGATATTTCATTACAGATGCTAATAGAGAAGATAAATATTTTGAAGTAATTGAAGCTTCACAAGAATGTGAAGAACCTGAAAAACTAGATGAAAATGCAACATTTGAACAAGAGCAAGAATATATTGAAAAGAAGCAAAAATATGATACTACACAATTCAATTTAAATACTCTTGAAAAGTATCTTAATAGTTATGATAAATTGATGCAATTAAAACATACTACAGATTTTTTGACTGAAACTAGAAAAAATATAGAAAATGCTACAACCGTAGATGAAGTTGAAAAACAACTTAATATATATCGTTCAAATCTTGAAAATTATAAAATGGTGAAGTGATATATAATTTAATATATTAGCTTAAAAAGAATTCAATAGGATCTGGAATAACTGTAAAATATCTGGAAAATACATATCCAGATATTTTTAAGTCTTATGATATAAATATAGAATAGATTCCAAAAGACAATAGAATTTGGAGACTTTAGAATCCATATTTTTATAAATATTCATGTTTAGATAGACTAAATGATTTTGTAATGTGCAGAAAAGAATATGCAAGTTTTTTCCCTGGTAAAAAACTTGTAGATGGATATTCATATTACAGAAAAAATATTGACAAATATCAATGTTGGTTTCCAACTATATATCAAAGCAATTTTGAAGTTAATGAATTTCCAAGTATAGGATATTATGCAAGAGATATTAGAGTAGAATCTAATATTGCATTTATAGATTTTGTAAAAAATATACATGTTCCAATAATTACAATGGGTGACAAATAGTGTATTGAAAATTATTTAGCTACTAATCCAAATTGGAGACATACATATGATTCAAAAGATTTTTGGAAAAGTTGTTCTCATTATTTTTATTATAGATGTTCAAATATTGAAGATACTTTTCCATAGAATTTGCTTGAAGCAATTTAGTCTAAACATAGAATAATATCACCTAAAGATATTAAACGTAATTTTGAAGATGGTATTGATGATTTTTTGTCATGTATTGATTATGATATTTCTTTTATTCCTGAAAATAATGGAAAAAAATGCGAAATTCTTGAAGCTAGCAAATGGATAAATTATATTCATGAATTGACATCATCTAAATTTATTAGACATAGTATAATATATAAAGGATTATTATATGATTGGATTTGCAAGAATCTATGATGAAATATTGTTTTAGTTATATTCTTCAAAACATAAAGAGAATGATTGTAATTCATCATACTTTTGTTTTTAAAGATATTATGTCATTTTTAAATGACAATGATTTAATATTTTTTGATGATTGTTTATATTCATAGTTTTATTTTATAAAAGAAAAAATAAAAGAATTAAAAGCTAAAAATATATATTGTGTATTAGGATTTTCATCAAGAATTTTTAGACAAAACAATGCAAAACCAATTTATGAAGCTGATTGTGCAAAGTTTCATGATAGAATACATAATGGTGATAAAAATGCATTTAATGCATATATGTCAATAGATGAAATTAGAGAACTTCTTGAATTTGACAATATTTATTTAGCTTGTCATGGTGCATAGCATCTTGATTTGAAAAATATGAATTTGACAAAATTTCAACAAATGCATGCATTTAATATTGATATATAGCATGCAATTGTTGATTTGAATAAATTTAAATTGAAAACTAATATATATGTTTTTCCATATGCATATGATTTATTTCCATTAGCATATAAGATTTTAAATAACAGTAAATTTAATTTTATTTTTGCTGGACAATATTCAAAACGTATTCAAATTGAAGATATTATTAAAAATTGTGAAAATAATTACAATGGAATTTAAAAAGACTCATTATCCAATTAAAATAGATTCAAGTGAATATACAAATGTAATAAAAATATGTATTCATTGTATAGATAAATGTAATTATAAATGTGAATATTGTTATAATATGAAGGATAATTATATTAGAACTAATATAGAAATAAATTTAGATAAAGTATTATTATATATAAAATTTTTGAAAAAAAAATATTTTAATTATAAATTTAAAATTATTCTTATAGGTGGTGAGCCAACATTACATAAAAATTATTTATCATTTATAAAAAAAAATATATAAATTAGATAATATATCATTATATTCATTTACAAATTTTTCTTAGCCTATTAGTTTTTATATAGAATGTGCTAAATATAATGTAAATTTTTTAATATCATTTCATTATTTAAATCAATATAGAACTAATTTATTTATTAAGAAAATATTAGAATTAAAAAGTAAAACTATTGCTATAGCTTCTATACATATAATGTTACATACAAAATATTATTTTGAATGTTTAAATGTTTATGATAGATTATTTAAGATATTTAATAATAATGTTGAATGTAATTTAATAGATGATTATGATAAAACTAAATTTAATAAAATAAGACATGAAAAATATACTAACATTGAACTTAATGAATATAATAAACGTTTATTATAGTATAATAATTTTGATTGTGATAAACATATAAGTGTATATTATAATGATAATAGTATATGTAATATGTCAGAAATTCAAGTAAAAAATGATATTACATTTAATTTTAAAAAATGGATATGTAATGCTGGTTTAACATATTTTTATGTTCATTTTAATGGAAATATATTTCCATGTGCAGATATGTTATATAAAAATATTGGAAATATATATAATTTATATATGCTTAAGTTTTCAAAAACATTATGTATGTCAAATGGATGTCCATGTGAATTTGGATTACCAAAAGAAAATGTATTTAAACTGATAAACTTAAATATTTAAATGTCAATAATGATTCCAAAACAACTTTTTATGATTTGGTTTGGAGATAATATTCCAAATTATGTATAGTTTAGTATTAATGCATATAAAGAAGCAAATCCTGATTTTATTGTTAAATTAATTCATTTTTCAATAAAAAATATTGAAGATATATATAATGGAAAAATAAATTCAATATATGACAAAATGTTAAATGAAGTAATTTTTGATATTCTTAACAAGAATGAAAAATATAAAAATATTTTGAATAAGACATATATGTATATACTTCAACATCAAGAAGTTTTTTATGGAAAAGAAATACGATTTATACAACTTTTAAGTGATATATATAGACTTAGAATAATACAAGAATTTGGAGGAATATATGTTGATTGTGATACATTTCCTCTTAAACCATTTGATAATTAGTTGCTTTAGCTTGGTAGTTTTATAGTAAATCGACATTATAATAATAATGCTTCAAATAATGTTGCAGATGATAATTATTTTTTTGGTTCAATATCTAATTCAAATATACAAAATAGTATTAAACTTCTTTAGACTAATGATAAATGGTGGTCAAATATTTAGTATTTAATAAATAAAAAAAATTTTTATAAACTTAAACTTAAATATATTTAGCAATATAATTAGCCAAATTATATTGAACATTATTTTGATGGAAATTGGAAAAATAAAAATGGAATAATTCGTACTCCAAAATGTTTTTTAGATAAACTTTATAAAAATAAAAATTATGATAAATAAAAAATTTATATTAAATAAAACTGATATTAAAATTGTAGATATTGAATTATCTAATATATGTAATTTAAAGTGTCCTTTATGTATTTCATAGCTTAAAAATTTTAAATTTTTTATAAAAAAATTACCAAAAAAATTTATTGATATTAATAAATTATTAATTAAATTAAGTGAATATCCAAATATTGAAGAAATTAATATAGGTGGAAATTTATCAGAACCAACATTACATCCAGAGCTTATAAAATTTATAGATTATTTTTATTATAAAAATATTTAGATTAATTTATTTACAAATGGTACACTTCATAATATAAATTGGTGGAAAAAATTAAGTACTCATTTTAATTCAAACTCAAAAATAATATTTACTATATGTGGTACAACGCAAGCAATACATGAAAAATATAGAGTTGGATCAAAATTAAATAATATTTTAGAAAATGCATTAGCATTTAAAAATAATAATCATAATGATGTTATGTAGTATATTAAATTTGAATATAATAAAAATGAAGATAATAATAAAATATTTAATATTTTAAAATAGTTTTCTAATTATAAAATAATTGATACTGATCCTATTTATGAAAGATTTAATATAAATAAAACTCTTGCAAATAATAAAATATGTTCAGATTTATTATTTAGTTATAAATATAGAAAACTTTTAAAAAAAATAAAAGAAACAAATATAAAAAATATACAATGTTATTGTTATAAAAATAAATTTATACGTATAAATAATTTATGTTAGGTTACCCCTTGTATATGTTATTATTTATTTGTAAATTAGTCTGAATTTGATAAAGATAATATTTTAGATTATACTGATATATTAAATGGCAAATTTCAATCTTGTATTGAATGTGATAAACAAATGTTAGATTTTTTAACTATTAATAATCGTGATTAGTTTTATATGTGTTAATAGTATTTTCATTTCCATATAAAATATTTCTAATAATTGATGTATAACTTAGATTGATTTCAACGACTTCATATCCATGAAGTTTTGATAACATCTTTAACTTATTTTCAAATAGACATCTATCCTAAGAATTTTTATATAACTTTCATATTGATTTGTATAATATTTTATATATTAAAAAAATGTATTCAATTGTAAAAAATAAATGGTTTTATTCTACTGAAAAATTTCTATTATATATAGATATTATTGATAAATGTAATTATAACTGTGCATATTGTTCAACTAAAAATTATAGAAAAAATAAAAATAATTATCTTAATTTAAATAAATTAACAACTTTTATTAAAAATACTAAACATTTACAAAATAAAAAAATAATTATACAATTATTAGGTGGGGAACCAACATTACATCCAGATTTAAAAAAATTTATAAAAGAAAATCCAAATTATATTATTAATATATATACAAATTTTTCAGAATCAATTAATTATTATAATGATTTGTTAAATTTTAAAAATTTTGAATTAACAATATCATATCATTTTAATAATACAAATAATACAGTTTATAATTTTTTTAATAAATATATAAAGTTACATAATTTTAAAAATATATTTAATATAGTATTATTTGAACATAAATATATAAATCAAAATATAAATTTATTTAAATTATTTTTAGATTTTTATCAAAAAAATAATATATCTATGCATAATTTAGATATTTCTCTTATAGATAATTCAAATTCATATAATGAATTATATACATTAGAAGAAAAACAATATTATGATTATTTATATAATTATGTTAAAAATAAACATGATTAGAAATATATAATATATAATTATAAATTAAAATAGATATATGAAGTTTTTGAAGATGATATTATTAATAATAATAATATAAATACATTTTATCATTATATTTGTTATACTGGTATAGATGCAATTTATATAAATTCTATTGGTGAAATTTATAATTGTCCACAAACAGCATATTCTACTAATATTAAACCAATTGGAAATATATATTATAATAGTATTAAATTTAAAAAAATAATATGTCCAATTAAATTTGGTTGTTGTAATTTACCACTTATAAAAAAAGAAAAAATATATATTGAAGCTAGCAATCATTAAAGATTGTATTTAAATTGTGAACTTTATACATAAAAATTCGTAAGATAGATGTTATGTCTTCAGCATGACATAGAGTTCACTAAGCTGAAGATTTAGCATCTTTCTCATTAAATTTTTTTGTATAATTTAAAATTATGAAAAAGAAAAAAAATTTTGGAAAAATACTAATTAATATAACTAACTCTAAAAAATTATTTAAAGATAATAATATAAATAAATAGTTTATATTAAATTAGCTTTATAAAAAATATTTTTAGTTTTCTTTTAAATCATTTTTAAATTTTATATTTTTAAATTTTATTTTTAATATTTTTAATTTAATTTATATATTTAAATATAATTATTGCGCAGATAATAAATATTGTAAGAAAAATTTTTTTATATTTAAAAAACATATTAAATTAACAAAAAAAAATAAAATTTATTTAAATAATAAATTTTGTGATTGTTTTAATTTAAAATTTATTATATTAAATAGTGAAAATGTTAATTAGGAAATGTTTTTTAATTGTATAAAATTAAAATATATATATCTTTATAATACTAAATATATTATGGAAGATGCATTTAAAAATTGTATTTCATTAAAAATAATTTATATACCAAAAACTATAAAAAAAATAAATATTAATGCATTTAGTAATTGTATTAATTTACAAAAAGTTGTTTTTTATTAAATTCTATTATAAGTTTATTAAATTCAATTATTGAATTTGGAATTCCAAATCTATATAAATACATTTTTTTAATTAATTGTTTTTTATGCTATATCTAAAATTTTTGTTCTTTATTAAAACATAAAGTTATAAAATTTTTACATATAAATAAATATGTTAATTTTATTTTATTAAAATTTAAAGACTTTATTTTTTTATAAAAATAATTAGTAGGTTCTAAAAAATTTTTATTATTTATAAATTGTGCTGCAGCACAATTTATAAATATTTCTCGCTATAAAAGTATTTTTTTTGATAAATTTTTTGGAAAAATAGCAAAACCTAATCTTAAACCAGCTCCATATATTTTATCAAATGAACCAAGTAAAATTGTATTTTTACAATAATATTTATTATTACATATATTATTTATTAAATTTTTAATATTTTGCTAACAATTTATAATATTAATATATGATGCATCTAAAATACATATTTTTGATTTTTTAATATTATTAATATTAATAGTATGATTAAAAAAATTATTTATAGTAAATGTTGTATAATAAGTATCTATATTAGATTTTATATTTTTTTCATAAAAATAATTATTTCTAAAAATAAATTTATATTTATTTGTAATAATATTTAATTGTTTACAATATACATCTATAAAACCCCATGTTGGATAAAACCAAGTTAATTGTTTAGGTTTTAAACCTAATAAAACGTTTTTAAGTACATTTTCAATTCCATTTCCTATTATTATATTATAATTTTGTATATTTAATTTTTGTATTAAAGTATTATAAATAAAATTCATATCTGGATATTGTCTAGCATTAACTGTCAATATCAGATTATCTGATGGTTCATTTGCAATAGATAAACCACTTTTATATTTATATGGATTATCTCTTTTCATTTCTTAAAAAATCTACAAATTTATTTCCAATTAATTCACCACAAATATTACAATTTTTACATAAATTACAATATTGTCTATTTATTAAAATCTATTGTCGTATATTTGTTAATTTATAACAAAAATAATTTAATATTGAACAATTAAAAATAGAATAATTTGTTTTTGTTTCAGAATTCCAATCTGCTTCACATCGTTTATATTTTCCATCTGAATCTATCATTATTTTATAAAATGGATAATTACATTTATGTATTATTTTATCAGTTTTTGAAATAATATTTCCAGCTCTATTATAAATATTCATCTATGGATTTATTATATCATGATTTCTAAATATAGCATTTGAATTTTTAAATTTATTTTTATAATTATCTATCTAATTCCAAAAATGAACTGACACTTTTATTTGACAATATAAATTTATTTCTTGTATCTATTTCTAAGAAATAGGAATTCCATTTGTAACTAAAACAACATTAAAATTTCTTAATTTTTTTAATATATCTAAAAACATAGGATGAAGAGTAGGTTCACCATGACCTGCTATACAAATATAACCTGAAAATTTTATTTTATTTAACTAATAAACTATATTATCAATTATATTAATATTAATAAATTTTTCATTATAATTATTCCAATTATTACTATGAGGACAAAATGGACATTTAATATTACAAATATTAGATATATTTAATTCTATAATTCTTAAACAATCTATTTTTTTTTTATTTTTACATTTTCAATTTTTTGTTTCCAATTACTAAATTGCTATTTATTTTCCATAATTTTCAATATTTAAAATACAAATATAAAATATTATACAAATCAATATGAAAGTTATATAAAAATTCTTGGGATAGATGTCTATTTGAAAATAAGTTAAAGATGTTATCAAAACTTCATGGATATGAAGTCGTTGAAATCAATCCAAGTTATACATCAATTATTGGAAATATTTTATATGGAAATGAAAATACTCCTGATATGATTTTGCTGCATCTATTGAAATAGCAAGACGTGGATTTAAAAAATTTGAAAAAGGATGGTTTTATCCAAAATTTGATAGGAGTTTGAATCAAATGAATGAGCAATGGAAGCAAACATCATTTGATAATTCTATCGATGATTGGAAAAAACTATTCAGTCTAATTAAAAACTTGAAACTTAAATATCGAGTTCTTCTTGACGATATTTTGAATAAAAATATTAGAAGTTTTAGTTTAAACAATAAAAATAGTATGGTACAATATATATTGTTTAATACTTTTTAATAGTTTAAATATTTAATATGAAAAAATATCCAATAGAAATTTATAATGAAGATTTTTATTCTAAAAAAAATAGTTTTAGATTATTAGCATTTATAATAGATGATTGTAATTATAATTGTGAATATTGTTATAATGTTTTTCCAAGAACACATAAAAAAATAGATTTAGATAAATTATATAATTTTATATACAACGTTATTTTTAAAAATGGAAAAAAATATTTACATTTAGATCTTATAGGAGGAGAAACAACACTACATCCAGATCTTATAAAATTTTGTAAAAAAATAAAAGATGATAAAAATATATATACAACAGTATATTCAAACTTTTCAAAATCTATTAAATATTATAAAGAATTAATTGCAAATAATATAGTAATATTACTTTCATGGCATAGTATTTGTAATACTATTGAATATAAACAAAAATTTGCATAGTTTACAAAAAAAGAACTTGATAATATTATAATTTCTATAATGTATGAACATAATGCTATTAATAAAAGTATTGAAATGTTTGATTATATTAGCAATACTTATCCAGATTTAAAAACATTAGAATTTTCATTATTAGATAAAAATAAAAATTATAATAAATATATATATACAAAAGAACAAATTAATGAATTTAATAAACGTGCACCAAAAACAAAAACACCAACAACATTAATAAAATATTCTGATAATACTATAAAATATGTAAATGATAATTATTTTTTTAAAGATGAAAAAAATACAAATTTTAGTCATTGGATATGCAATGCTGGTTTAGATTTTTTATATATATATTTTGATGGATCTATTCATCCATGTGATGAAAATGATAATATAATATTATTTAATATAAATACTGCAAATAATATAGCAGATTTTAAATTTCCTAAAAAACCAATATTTTGTACAAGAAATCATTGTCCATGTTTATTTGATTTATATAAGAAAAAAATTTTTTTAAAAAAATGAATATAAATAAAAATATTTTAAAACGATCTGATATTATAGAAATTGATATAGAAACTTCAGGAATTTGTAATTTACAATGTCCATTATGTTTATCACGTCTTTAGTAGTTTAAAAAATTTTTTAAAATAAAATATTTAGATATTAATATAGCAAAAAGAATTTTAGATACATTTATAAATTTAGATTAGGTTACAATAGCTGGTGATGCATCTGAACCTACATTATATCCAAATTTATTTGAACTTCTTGAATATTTAGATAATAGGAAAACTATATATGTAGAAATTTTTACTAATGGATCAACACATGTAAAAGATATTAAATATTGGAATGAATTATCAAAAAGAATGCCAGATAATTCTAATTTAGTATTTACAATTTGTGGAACTACACAAAAATTACATGAAAAATATAGAGTTGGATCAAAACTTCAAGATATTTTAGATAATTAGTTTATATATAAAGAATGTAGAAAAAAAAATAAGCCAAATTTTCCAAATGATTGTATGCAATATATATATTTTGAGTATAATAAAAATGATAATGATAAAGATATAATTACACTTGAAAATAAGTTTACAAGACATTATAGATGTAATACAAATCCTATATATGAAAGACTTTTATATGAAGGTTTTTATATTAAAAATAAACAAAAAAATGACATTTGTTTAGAATCTAATCTTTAGGCAAAATATTTAATACATATTATTAAAAATAAAATATTAAATGAAAATATATCTTGTCATATGTATAATATAAAATAGTTAAGATTAGATAATTTTGGTAAATTATATCCATGTAGTTTTTATAAATTTTTTGAAAAAAATTCTAAAAATTTTGTTCTTAAAAATGGTAATTTTAATTATAATAAAATTTTTAATAAACAATGTAATTTTTGTTATGAATGTACTGAATATATGACGAATTTTTTTAATAAAATAAATTGCAAATAGTCATTTATGTGTTAAATTAAAATATTTTAAATTGAAGCTAGTAATTACTAAAGATGGTTACTTTTTTTAGTAAGTGAACTTTATGCCACACTGAAGACATGGCATCTATTTTGTGAATTTTTGTGTATAATATATAAAATGAGTACTCATTTAAATATAATAGATATATATAATAATGTATTTAATTTTATTATAAATGATAATATTATTAAAAAAATATCATTATATACAAATATACCAAAAGATAATATTAAATTTATAGAAATATTTGGTACATGTATAGAATTATTTGATGGAATTTTTCAAGATTTTTTTAACCTTAAAACTATATTATTATCTAATAGTAATATATATAATATAGGAGCTTATTGTTTTAATAATTGTATAAATTTAACACATATTTCATTACCTAATAATATATCAAGTATAAATAATTCAGTATTTGAAAATTGTTAGCAATTAAAATATATACATATTCCAGATAATGTTTTAGAATTAAAAACTAGTGCTTTTGAAAATTGTATATAGTTATAGTCTATTAATATTCCTAATGTTATATATATAGGTAATAGTGTATTTTCAAATTGTATGTAGCTACATACAGTTAATGTAAAAAAAATAAAATATATAGGTTATGAAGCATTTGAAAAATGTATTAATTTAAGTAATTTTATAATTAATACAAATAAAACTATTATAAAATATAATACATTTATAGATACATCATTATATTAGACAAATATAAATAATATAAAATTAAGTAATAATGAAATACAAAATAATTATTTAGCATATTTTAAATCTGTTGTATTAAATGATCCAATAATATATACAGAAAATTAGAAAGAATTATATATTAGTTCTATTATTAGTGGATAGTATGAGCATAATTATGAAATTTCATCAATTATATTTGATGATAATATATCTAAAATTCCAGATTTTGCATTTCATAGATGTTATAATTTAAAACATATAAAATTTCCTAATAATCTTAAATATATTGGTAATTATGCATTTAGTTGTTGTTATTAGTTATCTAGTATTAATTTAAATTATAATAATTTAGTTCTTGGTAAAAAAGCTTTTGCAAAATGTTATTCACTTAAAACTTTAAGTTTATTAGATGTACATGAAATTTCATATTCTGTATTTGAATACTGTTTTAATTTAACTAATATTATTCTTTTTAATACTAATAAAATACTTTCTAATGCTTTTAAAGGTTGTTTTAATCTTATTAAAATAATAATTTTAAGTAAATGTTATTTAGATAAATATGCTTTTAAAGCTTGTTTTTAGTTAAAATATATTAATTTAACTAATAATATATATTGTGATAATCATGCATTTGAATATTGTTTTAATTTAATATTAAATAATAAAATTAAAATATTACCTTCAAAAATAAAATTAAAATATAAACATTCATAAGTTTTATATGAATAAAATAAATAAAATTTATATTTATTTATTATAGAATAATTTAACTAATAATAAACAAATAGTTAATTATTTAATTAATTTTTCACATAAAAATATTTATTTTTATACACAAATGGATTTTATTACATTTGGTGGCCATAAATTTGTTTTTAAATATAAAAATTTTGTATATAAAATATGTCCATTTTTTATAAATAAAAATATTCTAAAAAAAGAAATACGAAATAATATTTTACAATTATTAAATTTAAATACTATTAATAATAATATTAATTATACTTGGTATACACATAATTTAAATTTATATACTGAATTTGAAACACATTATTTATTAAATAATATTTTTAAAAAACAATATGATATTGAATTTGATAATATTTTTATTTTTAATAATAATATTATTTTTTTAATATTAAAATAGCCTTATGTTAGTTATATTAAACCAACAAAAAATTAGATATTATAGTTTTTTGAAAAATATAATTATAAATTTTATAATAATATTTTTGATTTAAATAGAAATAAAATATATTTAAAAAAATTAATTTTTACTTCACATGTTTTTAGATTAGATTATTTAGAAAATTTTTATTGTAATATTAATAATAAAACAATAATATCTGATGTTTATGATAATTCTAATTAGAGTGATAATGCAAATTTAACATTAAAAAATAATAATATATTTATTTATGATTGTAATATCATACATAATTTAAAATTTTTATGAACTCTATACTACATTGAAGACGTAGCATCTATCTTTCAAATTTTATAACTCTTATGTTGAGAAAAAGCAACCTTCTTCAGTGATTGCTGGTTTCAAGTATAAAATATATAATCATCATCACGTAATATATCTAATGTTGAACAATGTATTCCACCAGCAAATAATTCACCATAATCTAATTCTATTGGTATTACATTAAATTTTTCTTTCTCTAAACATTTAATAACAGACTATGCATTTTTATTTACAATAACTGTATTTTCATCTATACTTAAAACATTAATATCCATTCCTCTACTACTAGCTAACTATATATCAATATTAGATAAACCTATTGTAGTTTTTAAATTAAAATTTTCAGGATATATAAATTTCCATTTATTAAATTTAGCTGGTAATTGATTTTTAAACTGTTTAAATATTGGATTAGCTAAAAATACACCAGGTTTTAAACATATAAGCATACCATCAATATGATTATCACAACATTTTACTATATGAAAATTTGTATCAGGATAAAAACTTTTAATCCACTATAATCCTAAATAATGATTATAAGTAGAAATATTTACTATTACATCTCTTCCAATTCGTAAAAACTGTGCAGCATCAATTGCCATTTGATATTTTTTATTTATATTTGAAAAATCTCTTTCAATTGTCCAATCATTTAAATCTATTGATTGTTCTGTTAAAAATGTATTTGGTGATTTTATCCATTGACCACCATTTCCATTATCAAATGCATTATTAAAAATATCATATAAATTTATATTTTCAAAATATCTATTTCTTATAAATGTTGGTGTTTCAATTATTTTATTTTTATATATTAATGTTAAATCTCTTATATTATTTGCTGAACTAGATTTGCTTTCAAAAAATGGTGTTTTTATTTTTTTAACAGTTGAAACAGTTTTTGGTCTATATACTTTTATATTTAATTTAGTTAAAATATCTGCTAACATATCTAACTACTAAATTCTTGTCTATAAAATATCTTTATTTATTGTATATTCAGATATAGCACTATTATATAATCCCTAATTTAAATTAGTTTTATAAAAATATTTAAAAGTAATATCAATTAATCTAGAATTAATTTCAAGTTCTTTTCCTACTATTACTTCTTTCAATTTTCCAAATGATGTATTAGAATTAATCATATTTTTAAATATAATATAATATTTCTTTAAATGTCATATGCTAATGTTTAAAATAAATATTTTCTATTTCAGATATATTTAAATTTAATATTTGTGTATTAAATAATTTTAAATACCATTGATAATCATATAATGATTCTTCAAAAAGATAATAATCATTTTTCTAATTTTTTTCATGTAATAATATTACATCATCATAAAATTTTTTATATTTTGGAGAATGTATTAAATCATATAATGTTGTAAAAAATTTATTATTTTTATTTTCTGCTACAAAATATGCATTATAACAATTTCCATTAAATATATTAGTAATATTATTATATCTATGTAAAAAATCTTTATCAAATAACTAAGTTACTTTATCATGTTTTGCTAAAATTATTTTATTTTCATGAAGATATTTAAATAAATATATTGGTAATTCTTTTATTAAAAAAATATCAAGATCAAAATAAATTAAATATTTTTCATAAATATATGAACTTTTTTCAAAAAACTACTAAGCATATAATTTATCTATAAATTCTATTTTATTATTTGCTATATATTGATTATAATCTTCTATATAAGTTATATTTAATTGTTTTAATTTAAGTAATGTTTTATTCTATAATTTAGCATTTTTTGAGTTTAAACAATATATATTTATATTTTTAAGCCATCCAGCATTATTACGCCAATATGTATAACATCGTATTGCTTCCTATTCAAAAAATCTATATGCAAATTTATTATTTTCTGCAATAATTTTTTTATTACAATCAATACAAGTTATCAATGCTATTTCACTTGAATTAATCATTATTTTAAAATAATTTTTTTATTTATAAAAATATTAATTAAATTCTTTAATTATTTATATTTATATAATAC